AGTGATGATCTGCCCTCCATCGAAGCTTGTCATCGGCGGTTATGAATGACTTCATTGTGTTCAGACATAGCGGATTATCTGTTTTGATAAACTCTTGTTCTTTTGCTTCTAGCTCACGCTTTGATTTGCATGGATACTCTTGAATCAATACGATCTTTACGTTATCCCAGCCAATTTGGTTGATATGTGTGTACACTCTGCTATTTTTGGTCTTGCCTTTCTTAGAAACAAACCTATGTAATCCCAATCTCATTGACAATGTTTGGATTGTCGAACCAATATAGAAGTGTCCGTCGACACACTCAAGCCTATAGATTTTACCAAATTCGTAACCCATTGTTTTACTGTTTGTAGCCAGAACAAACCATTTCTGTTTTAAGGGATCTTGTTGTGTAGAGTAAGAATGTTTGCTTCAATCGCACTCGGCGGTGGAGGTGTGCGAGGCGGAATCATGATCGGTGGATTGGCTGCATTGGAGAAACATCAGGCACTAGTGTTCCCCAAGGGAATTTACGGGTGCTCAGCGGGGTCTATCATCGCAACAGCTCTTGCATATAATATCCCACTCCATGCGATCAAGCTCATGTTCTCGACCGACTTCAACCTGTCTGGAGTAATTCCGTCTATTAATCTGGCAACGATCACGTCCTTCACAACTGAAAAGGCACTCTTTTCCATGGACGCATTTGGACAGACTGTTCTCAAGGCATTTGACAATCAAGGAATCGATCTGCGAAATGCTGTGATTGAGGATACACCACAGAAGCTCTACATTATGGCTGCAAACCTGACGACGAGGCGGACAGTGTTCTTGTCGGGCAAAGTTCCCATACTTAACGCCATCAAGGCATCTTGCTGTTTGCCATTCGTCTTTCATCCACAAATCCTGTATAACAATGTGTATATCGACGGTGGGTTTTATGTTCATAACATGCACACGATTGTTCCCCATGATTGTTTGGTGTTTCATATCAGTCGCTCAGAGTTGAGCATTCATCCAGAACGGCTGAAGAAGATGACAATTTCAGATTACGCTGCCACTCTCTACGAATCATTTCGAAGCGAGTCGCAAACGGATAATGTTGTGTGGTTCAGGAATGATACGATTTCGTTGATGCAGGAACTGACCGATGCACAGAAAAATGAATTATACGATCAAGGGTTTACACAGGCCTCACGGTTCTTTGCCAAACGTCTGCCGGAGGTACTGAGTTAAGTCCGCGGCAGTCGGTCTCCCAGTGTAGCTGTAGAGCGCTGTTGACGTTTCCAGCTTCACAGTCGGATACGCGTTCACCTCGTACAGGTCGGCCGTCTCCCGGTCCTTCTCGGCGTTCACACGTATGAACGACACCTCTGTATTTCCGAAGTGCTTAGGTCCAGACTCCAGTGTCTCCCACTCGGGCATGGCCTTGATGCAGTGACCACACCAGTCTGTGTGGAAGAAATACAGATTTGCCTTGTCCTTTGGCACCTCGCGTTTCGGTGTCAGCGCGGGCTTCCACAGTCTCCACATCAGGTAGACAAGGACTGTGAAGGCTAATACGAGAAGGATAGTATTCATTACTTGAGAACACGAGAAATTCTGCGTTGGAGCTCAAACCAACGGCGATAGGCTTCCTCGGCGTCAATCTCTTCCTTGATCTGCATCCACGCAATATCAGTTGTCATGCGTTCAGGTTCAAATGGACGTGGGTGGATCGTAACCCAGCGACCATTGTAACGGACAAGTAAAACGGATGTGGGGTCCATTATTAAGTTCTTTTGGCAGGTAAGTGGTAAATGGAAGTGGTGGCGCGCGCCCTGCTGGCGATAGGTCTCAATTATGGTGTTCACTTTGCGTCTGCGCGGTTCTATGACGCATACTGTGTCCCTCACACACTTGCCGAAATCGCACAAACACTCGTCACAACCGCCTCGCCTGTCTGCGCAACTGCGATCAATGTCGTTCACATGACACAAACTAACTACGCATCAACAATCACCGTTTCCCTCGCAGGAGGTATTGTAAATCTTCTACGAGCTTGTCCGAGTGGTTAAGGAGACAGTCTTAAGATCTGTTGGCGAAAGCCGCGAGGGTTCGATCCCCTCAGCTCGTATTTTTCCCTCACACACGTCCCTAAGGGTCCTTAGACCCGCGGGAACCCAACCAGGTTGGCACCGATGCCGAATCCGGCACCAGTGCGAGCAGACGCACCAACGCTAGGCGCATAGATATCCAGGATCGCGAACGTGGCCGTCGCAACCAGGGCGATCATGCCGACCTCGGCGACCTTCAGGGTCTTGCCGGGCAGCACAAACGCAGCAATGGCCACCGCCAGGCCCTCGAGGAGATACTTTACAAGTCTTACGACGAGATCCGCAACATCAACGCCGGCAGAGGGGGTGGGCTTCGGCTTAGAATCCATTTGTTTGGTTCTTAGGTCCGAAGATTTTTTCAGTAGACCGGAGCCATCGCACGGCCCGACCATACTTTGTACGACACGAAGGATACACCCACAACCCATACTGCCCACCAGGGGACATAGAGCGACAGATACTGCAGGACGACGAAAAAGACGACGGCGTGGATGGCCGCCGCCACCATGCCCGATCCGAGGGACAGGACGACGCCCGGGCAGAGCAAAAAGAAGAGGTAGGCGGTTGTGAAGATGTCGTACATTTATCTACTTGCGTCAAAATAATGGATGTCCCTAGAGTCTTGTGGACGATGTTTTCTACGGACGGAGATAAGGCTGTTCTACGACAGCAATATGTCAGTAAAGTTCATACATTGATCAAGAACCGAATCCCTGCGTTTGCGGATAGTCGTGCTGCTAGTGGGCGAATGGGAACTGCATTTAAACGTCCAGGATCACTTGACGAGATCGCATTCTATATGCACCAGGATCAGATCTTGGTTATCACAGTCGAGAACTTTGGCGATGATGAAGACCCTGAAATAGGAATTAATGAAGATGCATCAGAGACTGTGATCCAGATCCTAGAGGAGGCGTCGCAGCAAGTGAAGGTGCCGCCTGCTGCTGCAATTGGTGCTCGCCGCCGAATGCGGAGAAAGAGCTTACGACGAACTCGCAGGAACAAGTAAATGCCCCGCACTGAGCTTCCTAAGCGTGACGAGTCTGGACCGATTGACTACCTGGACGAGGACCCGGAGATCCCGACGCAGAAGTACTGCATCGTGTCCTTCATCAGTCCTGAGAAGGTGGTGAAGAACAAGGAGGAGTTTATGTTCGAGAAGTTCGTGGAGTGGATGGACTACGAGTGGAAGATCAAGGGTCTTGAGAACTTCATGGCGTTCCTGTCCAAGAAGTACTCCCTCAAGATTGACGACCTGATGAAGGATGCAAACGACTTTGTGGCCGTTCGCAAGGAGGAGGTGAAGAAGACGGACATCCGCGAGCAGTACGAGGTTTTCCTCCTGAAGAACGAGAAGGACCTCCAGGAGATGTATGACAACAAGGTGGATTTCCGCACGAACATCCGTGGCGTCAAGGTTCGTCGTGCGTTTGCCACTGTGGAGGAGGCGCAGGTGTTCTCCAAGGTGCTCCAGCGTCGCTACCCGAAGGACAACCTGTACATCGGCAAGGTCGGTGCCTGGCTGCCGTGGGATCCCTCGGAGCACCTGATGCCGGAGGTGGAGTATGCCGAGAAGGAGCTGAACGAGCTGATGCGCAAGTACAAGGAGAACGAGGCTAACAAGGAGATGTTCTTTGCTGAGCAACGTGAGGAGTCCATCAAGGCGCAGAAGGAGGAGAACGAGCGCCGTCGCAAGGCCAACGCTGAGGAGAAGGCCTTGGAGGATTCAAACCGCTCCAATACTGGTGGTGGTGCTCAGCTGGAGGATGGGCTCGCAGCCGCGTCTAAGCCTGTGCATCCGTCGGAGGGGGCCCACAGGGATTAAATAGTTTTATACTACAATGGCGGCTCCGGAGCAAGCCTCTACACTGTTTCAGGTACCCTTAGCAAATCACGATGTAATGGGATACAAGCGAATCCCATCACAGCCGATTTTTGACCCCCAAAACTGTGGTGCCGCGACGGCCAAGCTACTGGGTCTTGTTACACCTATGAAGGCCGATCAAATGACACAGCTTGGCAGGGGTGGTAGAGTTGCCGTTTGGCTGAAATTCCTCAATGCAGGTGCGCCCGATGGCATTGTGTATAGCACTACAACTGCGTCACTAACGGAACAGTCTCTGGTCGAACTAGCAATGGGACTGTTCGCAGAGTCAGGAACGGTTATCTTAACGGCAGCAGAGGGTGATGTAATCGGTCATTATTACGTTATTGCGAAGGACGCTAATCTGACTGTCGGCGTTCTGGATCCTCAGCAGGGCCTGTGTGCATACGGTTTCGAACGAACAAAGGAATTCATACAGCGAGTTCATCCTGGCGCATCCAGGGGTACGATAACTGTATTCACTTCGAATCAACCGAGAACGATGTCTCAGTCACTGAGAGACTATACGGACGGGATCTTGTCTAGACAGATTGTAGCCATGCGTATCGGTGGGGGCGTTATTCGCTCTTCTTTACCCACACGGAGGGCGGGGCGTTCTTCTTCCTCAAAGAAGAGGCGTTATAGTCATCGGCGGCGAGCATTGCGGACTGGAAAGGGCGGTTATCGTTCCACAGGGAAGCATCGCAAAGTCTGAACGGCGGATGCTCGGATGCCTTGTACCAAAAGACCTGATCCTCTAGCTTGTTAGAGGCGACATTGTTACAAATAACCAGTCCCTCGTAGTTCTCTGTGCACTGATCCATGAAGTCGCAGAACATCTCAAAAGTCGGAAACATACCCGCGTAATTCTCGTAAATTCTACGACGATTACCTAGGATATTCTCACGGAGAATGAATACAAAGTCCACGTTGGTACGGAGGTTGGGTGTGATTCCCAGCGGATACTGCATAGTGATAATGGTCATCATGTCGAGGTGACGGCCGTTCATGAAGACGAAGCGGGTAGACTCTTCATTGATCCACTCTTTTGCAGCGTACAAACAGTCGTCCAGAATGAGGAACGCGCGAGGATCAAACGCAGTGCCACTTGCTTTGGTCTTCAAGAACTTCTGCTTTGCTGCGAACTGTCGCTTGATGAATGCCTGAACCTTTGCCGGCTCATACTTGTCGTGAATGAGCTTGGATGGAACAAACGCCTGAAAGTACTCGTTGACGACCTCTGTTGGCGAGATCACCATTCCTGCCGGAAAGCACTCTTGGACGTTATACAACAAGTCACGCGCCAAGAACGATTTACCAGTATCCTTCTTGCCAATGATGACAATCATCGGACTCTTGCGAGAATCCATCCCACATCTGTCCTTGATCATGTCCATGTTGAACTTTCTGAGTTGGAAATTCATCTTGTTCTCCTCGTCGTTTATTTTTCACCATTCATCACCGAGACACTTCATAATGGGAAAGGATCTGAGAACCACTGCTGTACAAATGAAGATCCATCGTATCCCGAAGCTGGACGGGACACATTGGTCTATGAAGACAATGCAGCCGTTCTTTCCGTGTCTTGAAAAGCTGTTCAAGACGGAGAACGTGGCTGGCCTGCACGATTACGGTGTCAAACTGGAGCGCCCAATTGAGTCAATTGTAGACGCCACGCACGTGAAGGTGATGGGGCAGACGATCCCGGTTCATCGCAAGACGACTATGATCCTGTCGCCGTTCAAGACCATGCGGGGCGACTACGGATCGTTTGGTGTTCCCAAGCGGACGGATGTGGCGAATGATATGCAGGATCGGATGCAGAGTCCGCATACGGCTGCGTATGTGGGTGCCATCACGTCCATTGCTCTTTCCGAGTCGGCATGCGAGCATTTTCCCAAGGTCTACGGCGTCTACGTGGGCGTTGCGGGGTCGCACACGATTGATATCTCGGATGACTACGAGGAGCTGACGGAAAAGGGATGGTTTGCTGATCGTATCGGAAAGACCTTTGAGCTGAAGCTGAGGACTGCTGGTCACGATGCGGAGTTCAGTCATACTCGTCGGGCTCGTGTTGCAGTAGACACTGCCGAAGATGTTGAGCTTGGTGATATTGAGGATGTAGAGGCCGATCACGTCAGCAATCCGGACGAGCGGGAACCGGAGGCATATGACGTGGCTTCCTCTGGGTCCCCCGAGATGGAAGATGATGAGTCGGAGGAAGATGACGTCTACGACATTGAGTCGTGCGATTGTTCAGAGGGAACTGATGAGGAGGAGGGCGAAGGTGACGACCCCGAGCCCTTTGCGTGGGCTACGTTCACGGATGTGCCAGTGGTCACGACGGTCATGGAGGTCTGCGAGGGGACGTTTTACGATCTGATCAAGGAGCACCCTGAACCCGAGAAGCATGTGGCGTGGGTTGCGCAGGTCGTCTTTGCTCTGGCGTATGCCCAGCGCACGTTCGGCTTCACCCACAACGATCTCCATGGCAATAATGTCATGTATGTTAAGACTAACCAGACGCACTGTGTCTACGTCCATGCTGGAACGGCACACAAGGTCCCGACATTCGGCTACCTGATGAAGATCATTGATTTTGATCGTGCAATCGTCAGCCTGCGTCTGACTGGACTGAAGGATCCCAAGACGTTCATGAGCAGTCAGTTTCAGATTGACGAGGAGGCGGGTGGACAGTATAACATGGATCCCTTCTACCTGAACAAGTATCCTCACATTTCTGCGTCGTCGTCGTTTGATCTTGTTCGGTTTGCTACGTCGGTCTTTTGGGATATGTTTCCCAAGGGACCGAAGCATGAGTACACGCATCCGCTCTTCGGCATCTTCCTGCAGTGGATGAAGCAGACGGACGGTTCGTCGGTCATGTTCCGCAAGAAGATGGACAACCACGATCGCTACCATGGATTTGATCTGTACAAGGCGATTGTGAGATATTGCGGTGATTCGGCGGTGCCCAAGAAGGAGATTGGGCGGATGGTTCAGTATCGTGCTACACCGTCGGCTGCTCAGTTAGGCGACGCACTGATGATCGAGGCCTAACATCTTGACGGCAGTTGAATTCACACCAAACATCACATGGAGGATCTCGCCCGCAACAAACCAGGCAATAATTGATTTCCACCATACGATATTGAACACAAATGATGTAATTAACGCAGCCGCAATTGTCATCAATGTATCATTCAGCGCGAATCCCATGAAGCGCGCTGCATGAATACCCTTTCCTGGTTCTCCGAGAGCAGTCGCATACGGACAGCCCATTTACGATTACTTACACCTATGAAAAGAATGCCGAGCGCAGCCGAACTCCGTGAGCTATGTTCAGTAGATGCGTTTGTTGAGGCAGAAATCACGAGTGCTGAGCGAGGAGCCCGGTACGGGGAGACATATTACGTTGTAGACGTCCCGCCTTCAATGTCCATGACAGTGGTGAGGGAGAAGCTAGAGCAGGCCTTCCCTGGATGTAAGATTACAAAACGGTGGTTTACGAGGTTCTACGTCATTACGTGGTCTTAAAGCTTCCTCTATACTCTTTTTGTCTCTTTCGGCGTCTGCCCACTGACCATATGCATAGTCAATCGTCTTTGTAGGACCGTTAGGATAGTACAGTGTGATACGCGAGTTAGATAAATGGTCAACTCCCAGCCAAACTTGCTGTAACCCCGCAAGTTCAATTGTTCGTTTCCCAATACGAACTACGCGCGACATCTTACTATATACACGTCTTAAAACTCGGGCTTTCCAACGAACATATCCTGAGCGGCAGCGGTCACCGTCTCGGCAACATCCGCAACCGTCTCGGTGCCCAGTGAATACAGGACGCCGGACGCCAGGACACCCGAGCCGACCGTGATCTTGCCCAGGTCGGTGTAATCAACCGGCTGGGTCTTTGCACGGCGATCCAACACATACAGAAGCGCAGCTACAATCATGACAGCACCCACAACCATGCCGAGCGTTTGGTAGTCCGACATTTGCTTTTCAATGTGGATTGGTTTAGAGGTAGTTGGACGCAACGCCGCACCTAAAGGTCGAGCTTCATAACACCCTCGGGCTTGGCGGCAGGCTCCTCTTCGTCGTCATCGGACAAGTCAAGCTTGACATCCTCGCCCATCGTGAGGCGAGGGCGCTCCTCGTCCTCATCATTATCTGTCTCAAACTCAACTGTCTCCGACTCGCCGAAGCTGAGAGCAGGTTTGGGCGGGGCAATGACCTCCGGTGCCGGAGCCGGTGCAGGTGCGGGCGTGGACGTCTTGCTCTGGAAATATGCCTTGCTGATATCCTTCCACGGGATAAAGCTATCGATGACCTCATCCAGGGTTCCGCCGAGCATCGCCTCGATGTCGCGACGGTTACGAGACTGCTGCTCGGACGACACATCAATCGTCTTGAACAGGTAGGCATTGGACCAGGCCTTGCGCGCAGCGGACTTGTACATGGTGAAGATGAACTTGGACAGCGACGGGCGATCAAACTCAATATTCACATGCGTCTCATCGGACTGCTGGAGAGACGCGAATGCACGGATATAGCTAACGAACACGCCCAGCAGAAGATCGTCCATATACTCACACTTTGACGCCTTCTCAATACGAGCAACCTCTGTATTAAGAATATCGTCTGTCCACTGGGGGACGCGGGTCAGGAGATTCTGAAATGTCTTCAGGGTCTCACCGGGTTGCTTATTGCGAATGCACGCGGTCTTGGCGTTATCGTAGATAGACCAGAGACCGTCCGCAACATGCGGGATCAATACGCGACTCAGGTTCTCGCGGAGAGACTGCTTGACAAAGTCAGTGGTCATTTACTTAGACAGAGCGAAGAGAGGAATGTCAATACGGACGCAGATGCCAAAGTTCGTCTTGATCCTGATGGTGAAGAATGAGGAAAAGATCATCAAGCGTTGTCTGGAGGCTGTAGAGGGAATTGTAGATGCATACGCGATCAACGACACCGGTTCTACCGACAAGACTGTTGAGATTGTTCATGACTTTCTACAGACGCGCAAGGGTTCGGTAGGGATTAGCACTTGGAAGGACTTTGGTCACAATCGCACCCTAAGCTTCACGATGGCGCGCGACTACTGCGTGGCTGCCAAGATGGATCTTGCCGATACCTATGGGCTTCTACTCGATGCAGATATGATCTTTGTTCCCGGAGACCTTAAAAAGCAAAATCTTGGGGAGATTGGATACACGCTTATCCAGTCAGCAGGAAGTCTTGAGTATCCAAATACTCGTCTGGTACGCATGGATTACGATTGGGTATGCAGGGGTGTTACTCACGAGTATTGGGACGGCGCGTGTTCTTCACTTCCCAAGTCTGTTTGCTACATCGATGATCACAATGACGGAGGTTGCAAGTCAGATAAGTTCCCTCGCGATCTTGGACTTTTAGAAAAGGGTCTTGAGGAGGATCCTACTAACGTTCGGTATATGTTTTACATCGCGCAGACACATCACTCGATGGGTAATTGGGAAAAGGCGATTGAATATTACAAACGTCGTATCGTGGCCGGGGGGTGGTTTGAGGAAGTTTGGTATTCTCATTATATGATTGCCAAGACCTACGAGACTCTCAAGGACTTCGTTCAGTTTGAGAGCTGGATACAGAAGGCATATGCATTTCATCCTGGGCGCGCTGAGGGCATATATTGTCTTGCGAAGCACTTCCGTGTCAATGGCTACCATTACAAGGCGATGCACTATATTCAGTTGGGCAAGCGTATTCCAATGACAACCGATTCGCTCTTTATTGAGAAGGATGTATACAATGGACTGTTTGACTACGAGGAGACCATTTGCCGATTTTACACACTGTATACGAAGCGGGAAGCACTCGGGGACTCGGTGAGACATATGCTGTCAACAAAGCCCCATCCAGATAATGTATATTCCAACTTGCCGTTCTACGTCGATGCATTAGCATACCCGTCGCGTGCGCTTCCTATTGATAGGTATGTGTTCGGAGAGGACTTTCATCCATCATCCGCTTCGCTCTTCGTGGAGGGAGGAAAGGTTATGCACTCTATTCGATTTGTCAACTATACAATCAACCCTCAAACTGGAAGCTATCTTATGAAGGAGAATGGTGTTGTGAAGGATACAAACATTGTCCGGACACAGAATGCCGTGCTGAACGTAGAGACGGGTGAGGTGGTTAAGATGAGAGATGACTCTATAACCCTTCCGCGAAAGATAGGTGCACATATTGTCGGTGTGGAGGACATGCGAATCTACCACTCGGCAGATGGCTCGCTGTGTTGTACCGCGACATCGTGTGAATACACCGAGAAGATCCGCATCTTCCAGTCAAAGTATGATCCAGTCCGAGGATTGTACACAGACTGTCGTATGTTAGAGTCGCCTGGCAACCAGGAGTGCGAGAAGAATTGGATCCCAATTGAAGGGACTGATGACCTCATCTACGGATGGAGCCCACTACGCGTTGGAACCATTCAGGGGACGCAACTTGTGATTCACACGAGCCACGCTACACCTTGGTTCTTTGGCCACTTTCGTGGATCTGCGGTTGCATTCAAGCCCCCGCAGTATCCAGGTGAGACTTGGGCATTGGTTCATACAGTGGAGTACTGTATGCCTCGCAAGTATTATCATATCTTCGTTCGGCTTGGTCCCGATTTTAAGCCAAAAAGTATCAGCCATCCGTTCGTATTTCGATCCAAGACGATCGAGTATTGCATCGGGTGCTTGCCAGATCCTTCATTCACGACACTGACATGTACCTTCTCAACCATGGACGATAACCCTCGGATCCTTGATATTCCTGTTGCCGATCTTGAGTGGATTCAAGTGTAGAGGTGGCGCCACGACTCGTTCACTTGCTTCTGCTCCACAAGGATAGACTTCACATCATCAGGTGTAATCGCCATCGGTAACTTGACTGCCTTGTAGAACGGATAGCTCTTTGCCGTCTTCTCATCTGCAATGCGCAGGAGGTTGATGCGAGTCACAAGCGTCTCCACTGCCCGAATCAGAACACGGACGCCCTCCTCCTCGCTCGAATACTCGGAGATCAGGAACCGAATCGCCTCATCCGTGATTGTCAGTTCGTCCTTCATGTTGATCCGCTCCAGCACCTGGGGCCACACATACTGCTTCAGGATAGACTTCTTATCGTCAGCAGTGTACCCTGCGCAATTAATGACCTGCATACGGTCCTTCAGAATCGGGTGGATCTTGGTCTCGTCATTGAACGAGAAGACAAACAGACACTGACTAAGATCAAAGTCAACACCCGCAAAGTAGCGGTCGTGGAAGTGAGAGTTCTGCGACCTATCCGTCAAGTGGATCAGCATGGAAATGATCTCTTCACCATGCGCTGTCGTGGAAACCTTGTCCAGTTCGTCAAAGTAGATCACCGGGTTCATGCACCGGGCCGACATGATGGCATCGGCAATCCGACCCCATGTAGCACCCTCGTAGGTGTAGGAGTGACCCACAAAGTTCGCCGAGTCAGATGCACCTCCCAGGGAGAAGAACTCAAACGGGCGCCGAAGAACCTCGGCCACGCCGTGGCGGGCGAACGAGGTCTTGCCAACTCCCATCGGTCCCTTGAGAGCGATCACGTTGCCAACAGACGACGGGTTTGCAATCCACTGGGCAACAGTCTGCATGATCTGTGCCTTTGCAGCATTCATTCCGTAGACCGCCTTGTCCATCGTGTCTTGCGTGTCTGCCAGGAACTTGGAGCAGGCTGCCCGATCCTCAGCGAACTTGACCGGAAGAGGCACCACGTTGCCGAACGGGATTCGGAGGAAGCCGTCCACCCATGTCTTGAGCTTATGGACCTCGCCACCATCTGCATCCATCTCATTCAGCATATCAATCTTGCGGATGACCGATGCCTTGAGTGCGTCGGGGATCGGGAGTGCGAGCACACGAAACTTGTAGGGGACGTCTCCGTCGGACACGAGCTTGGCAAGACCCTTCATCTGCTCGTTGAGCTTCTTCCGCTTGGACTTGGACAGCTCCTCGAAATACTCCTCCTCCTCTTCATTCAGGGACAGGGCGGGCGACTCCGGCTCGTCACGCTCCTTCCGGTGCTTGCGGCTCGGGACCATGCCCTTGGAGCGACCAACATACTTATCCATGAGGTGGGCGATGAACTCATCTTCCTCCTCTTCCGACTCGGCCTCGCTCTCCTCCTCAATATCAATGCGACTGGGACCCTTACCGCCCGCAAACTGGTGAATGTGGAGCTTGACAGATACCTTGGCACCCTTGGGGAGCTTGAGCGTGGCCTCCTCCTCTTCTTCTTCGCTCTCGTCTTCGGTCTCCTCTTCTTCTTCCTCTTCACTTTCCTCTTCCTCTTCCTCCTCCGGAGGCTCGTAATCGGAGTCGTCGGAGTCGTCCTCCTCCTTTTTGGTCTTGAGTGTGTCGTCGTCCACCCACACGACGGGCACCTTGCGGTTACGAAGATTGTACGTGCGAGGAGGCATTCTTGCTGCTTCTCAAGATAAAAACAAAGTCACATCCATTTTTAATGGAGGACATTGCCAAGATAGTGGAAGATCTTGAAGACGAAAACAACCGTAATGCCGCGTCCGATCCTGCAACAAAGACGAGCCTTGGCATTGTAGAAACGTTTCTGCGAACTCACCCCGTACTTTGTTATGGCGGTACAGCTATCAATAACCTTCTGCCTAAGAAAGACCGATTCTACGACCCGAAGGTGGAAGTGCCGGACTACGACTTCTTCAGCAAGACGCCTCAGGCACATGCGATGATGATCGCGAATCAGCTCAAGAAACACGGTGTTAAGGAAGTTGAAGTCAAGCCGGGCATGCACCTCGGGACCTTCAAGGTGTTTGCTGATTTCACCGGTGTGGCCGATATTACCAGTCTGACAGAGGAGATCTTTGACCGTCTGTGGACGCAGTCGGAGGTTCGCAACGGGATCCACTATGTGCCTCCGAACTTCCTGCGTATGTCTATGTATCTAGAACTGAGCCGTCCTCGCGGTGACGTGTCTCGCTGGGAGAAGGTGTACACTCGCCTCCAACTTCTGAATAAGGCTCATCCGGTCACATGTAAGCGCGATGACGGCCGTGTTCACGAACGCCTGACCGCCAAACAGCAACAGGGTGTGATCAAGATGTTGAAGAATGAACCAGTCGTGTTGCTCAGCGTAAGTGCGGCTGAGATTCATCTTGGACAGAAGTGGACAACACCGATCGGACTGTTGGCCGAACGAGAGACCATTGAACGGTTAACAAAAGGACAGGAAGTGGTCGTTCACGAGGAAAACGACATTCTTCCTCGACGCACGATGGTGATGGACAAGGACGGCAAGAAGTCCATGTTCCGGTTCTACGAGACAACGGCTTGCCACAGCTATCATGAAATGAGCAACGGTGTACGTGTAGCAAGTATCCCTACAACCCTTCAGTTCTTCTTTGCGTATTTATATTCGGGCGCCCACGAAGAGAACATCGCAAGCGTCCTGTGCATTGCTCAGCGCCTTGTGGACCTTGCGAATTCTAAGGTGGCGCGGCGCTTTGACATCTTGACCCCCAAGGAATGTATTGGGGAGCAAGAGACATTGATTGACATGAAGCGGAACAAGGCGAAGCTGTATACGGATCTTGGGAAGGACAAGTCGTCTCCTGCGTATTTGGAATACTTCTTTACGTACAATCCTAATGATGAGTCGTCGAAGAAGAATGCGAAGAAGGCGATTGAAAAGCTTAAGGATGTTAAACCGGAGGAAAGTTCCCGTTCCGATACGTGAGAATGAACTTTGTAGAATCTGACTGCACATTACCATTGTAGGCGAGTCCGGCACATGTCGTACACGATCCAGATCCAGTCACATTCGACGAGACCTCCTTTAACCCCTGCAGGTACTGGAGATAGACGTCATTGCCATTGCGAATACGAGGGCGGACCGCATTCGGCGTATTGGAGTTGAACTGCTGGTACGTTTGACGCACGCGGATTTGTGCAACCACGTCAGCAGTGTCTCGGATGCGCATTCCTGTAATGCCTACGTTCGAACTACTGTTTTGACCACCGGCACTCATTACACTGTATCAAGAATTAAGTTCGGCCCGTGTACCAGCTTAAATCAAAGTATGTCGGACCCGCAGGAGTTCCGCGAAGATCGTCAGCTGGAACATTCGCTGTCAGAGCAGCTATTTCAGATGCTGACAACGAACGCGGGGTGTACTGGAGATTCGAAAGCACGCCATCCCATCCCGACAGTCTATCTCCACCGATTGTGATTTGGTCATCATTCTGCTTTGGGAGCTGAGAGAGCGAGTGGTGCTGGCGTATGATACCGTTGATGTAAATATCCAACGAATCCTGATCTACAATAATCGCAACGTGAACCCACTTGTCTGCCGGAATATTAGAGATCAGCACCGTCTCGGGTGCATCTGCATAGGTATTCACGGCTACAAGAAGCGAGTTGGACGTTGTGTCTAGGTAAAGTCCTGGGCAATCCCCTTTTGTGAAGATCGTCCGCTTCTTGCCAAAGTTATAGGTGAAATCATTCACGAGTATCCAGCAAGTATACGTAAACGTGGCACCCTGTTGCTGGTTGAACGAACGAGGAATATCAATAGTGGCCTTTTGCGTCTGCTTTCCGGACACAGATGTAGGCGAAATGTCGACTATATCAGACGCCTTCTTCTGCGTTGACAGCACTCTCCAGATGATAATAACAACAAGGACAACTACCACAATCCCTCCGATGACTTCAACAGCACCCATTACCTTCTACTTAGAAACAAAGCCCTTCGGACCCAGACGAAGCCCCGTCTTTCGAATGTCAGCTGGTGGCGTCGGGCTAGATGCACCTCCGTCGTTCCATACCATTTTTAGCATTGTCTGATAGTTTGTTGTGCGCTGTTGTTCGGCTGTTCTTGGATCAACGGTTCGGGTTCCAAGATCATAAATGTAATGAATTCGACTAGGATCCGATTGGTATTCATTCTTGAGCCACCCGGTCTGTGCAAGGCGGATTGTCCAGTCTAGATCTTCACCTCGCGTTGCGTTGCCGAATGAAATGAGTCTGCCAACACCCGTCATTGTAATATTCAGGTGATTGGGTGGGCGAATAAACACATCGCCGATACACATCGGCATATCAAGCGTATTCTCTATGCTATGCGTGAACGTGTATTGGTTCATCTGCCCACGAAGACGGCATGTGTGAAAATTTCCTTTGATTGTTGCGAGGGCATCTTCAAAATACGCATCTGTGACTAGATCGTCGTCATCTACGAATGAAAAGTATTTGCCCTTGGCTCCCTGCAACAGCTCCTGGCGCTTTGTTCCGATCTTCTTCTCACGATTATCGAACGATGTACAGATTTCAATCCGAAGGTCTGGGCATATTCGCTCCTTGAGTTCATTCATCGTCGTAAGGAGACGCTGAAGCTTCTCTTCTCGCCCAGCAATAGTTGCAATCAGTATGCTCCAGTCGTACTCGTATGTTTTTCTCGAAATGTAGGTGTACATATCTTGACTCCAATAGGTCTGATTGCGTGCATACAATGCATCTCCTCGTTCGGGAAACCCCGTGCCAGGATGTTCATGTTGAATAAGAACATCATGTATGTAGACACACTTGGGTGCTAGGGACCCTTTGCATAAGTCCGTAAATTCTGTATCACAAAACAGACTTTTGTATGCGGGGTGATAAATGTATCCAAACGACTCGTACATCTTTCGCCCCATTATGGAAATCGTATTGAGGTTTCTCCCCTGTGTTCCATCATTTACCCACAGAATACCATCTGTGTTTGGCACCATATGAGACCGCAGTATGTCATCATATCCCTTGACTTTGGGAACCATATCATCGGAGACAAGAACAACAATATCCCATTCCCAATTAATGCTAGCCATGTCTGCGTTGACTGCTTCGATCTTGTTCGTGCTACTGCCATAGAATATCTCGGTCCATGCAGTTGAGTGCGTTGCGTTCTTGATGGCGTATTGGACCCCTGCAGGAATCATAGTGGTATCGTCTGCGTCACATGAAACACAGACGCCCAATAGATCAGGACGGCTTGCCAGAGAAACATATTTCTGGAGAACTGACAGGAATTGCTGTGGTCTAGAACGCGTTGGACATTTGAGTAGAATTCGCATTATGACTTAGAAAGAGGAACTTTGAACCACATTTCCCGAAGAATCTTTTACGTCAAACGTAAATGTATATCCGAATAACGTCATCTTCGACCCCGTCGTATTCGTAGCCGGCGGTTGCGCAAACGATGCGCAGTTGGTTCCGGCCGAAAAGAACGCAGCTGCGTCAGACGGGCTGAGCATATTGGGGTATGCGTGGACGTTACATATAGATCCAGAAAATCCAGCTGCGTCACCAACGACAATGTCACCGGCAGCCGGACGGGGAACGCCGGGAAGGACACATGACTTCACCAGCTTGCCGTTGATGTAAATATCCAGGTTGCGCTGGAACACGGTTACAGACACCGCGAACCACGTTTGGAGTGGCACGTTTTCCACCGTGCAGGTGTACGAGTCACCCGTAGATGAAGTATCGCTGGGATCTCCGGGGTAGATAGATACAGTCACGTCAAGGCTATTATCTGTCGGGTGGAGGGAGATGTCAGGGTTTCGGAACGTAGCGTGTGTAGAGTCCTTACGATACAGAACGCTCTTTCTCGTTCCAAACTTATAGTCCCAGTCCTTGATATACATCCAGAATTGGACACCATTGTCTGCACCATTTACGATAGGGGCATTTGCCCCTGGAATCTCTGTTTTTGTTTTACCATCAAGTGGTAGCGGTGCCTGGTCAGGAACAGTCGGTCCACCAAACGAGGTAATTCCCTTCTTTCCATTCGCTGCCGCAACCGCATTGTAGATGAAGAGCGCGGCAAGCAGAATAATCACGAGACCAACGATTGCCACGAGCACCTTCATGACGACATTCATGGCATTGAACCCTGTGGAGGCAACAGGGTTCACGGGCTGAGAGGATGACGATCCCATTTATGTATCACTTACAAAGGAAGTTGCGGTAAGACACAATGGAAAAACGGATAGATCCGGCAACAAGAACACAAACTGTAATGTATTGCAACAATTGTGGGGCAAAAGGTCATCTCTTTCGAGCATGCAAAGATCCGGTCTTGTCATGTGGGCTTATTCTCGCTGAAAGTTCCCAACTTCCGATTGATCCATCGGTTGTCCGTCTCTTGATGATCCGGCGCAAGGATAGTATGAGTTTTGCTGAGTTCATGCGTGGTAGATATGATCCTGCCAATATCGAGTACGTTGGTCGTCTTATTGGAAACATGACGATTTCCGAGCAAAAGATGGTTGCTGAGTCGTCGTTTGAAGATATCTGGCGATCGTTATGGGGAGACGAGCATGCGAACGGGGATTTCGCGGTGTCCCAGTCCAAGTTCGCACAATTTGATCGTCAGGCCGTTGTTGCGAATAACCCGTCAATCTATGATGAACCCGAGTGGGGGTTCCCAAAGGGACGGCGAATTCGAGGTGAGAGCGACGTAGACTGTGCGATTCGCGAGTTCGGCGAAGAGACGAACATTCCCCGTGATGCATACGTTGTCCTGAAGAATATCCGGCTAGAAGAGACCTTTGAGGGGCTGAATGGAATTGTTTACCGTCACATCTACTTCGTAGCACTCCTGCAACACCCCGAGCTGATCAACTTGACCCAGCGGTTCACACCCATGCAACGCCGAGAGATTTCGGGTATTGCATGGAAGTCGTTTGACGAGTGCACGGATCTGGTACGCCCGCATCATGTACAGCGAGCTGCAATGATCCAGAATTTGCGGTCTGTTGTAAAGACATTTGAAACTGTCTAGGATGTGAACCGGAATCCAGCCAGGTAGACGGTCATGACATAGGCGGTCACGCTCATCACAAATACCCACCACCACACGGGGAATACAGTGGCTTCCCGATCCGTAGCCCCGAACGGGCGGATCCGTCCTTCGCGCCCAAAGGCCACGGACGGTTTCAGGTAGAGGAATCCGGCCATCAGAAACAGATAAATTGTCACCATCCACATCCGATGGTTTCGTCGGGTTAGATCCATTGTATGAAGTGCCGTAAAAAGTTCCATCGCAAACACAATGGGCGAGTACGTATTGCCGAACAGGAAGGCGTTCTCGGACGCCATCACGCGACAGTTCATCAAGGCCGACTACCGTGCAAAAGACAGAGATCCGTTGGACGAGGAGGATAAGAACATTGATCTCTGTTTACAGCGCACAGGCACCGGGCGGGAGCTGTTTCCTTATCAGAAGATCATTCGAGATTACTTAAAAATTGAAACCCCGTATCGCGGTCTACTGGTCTACCACGGACTGGGATCTGGCAAAACCTGTTCGTCCATTGCTGTGGCCGAGTCGCTCTTGACCACGAACAAGGTCTTTGTCATGGTCCCCGCGTCCCTTGAACCGAACTTTCGAGAGGAACTCCAGAAGTGCGGTGACCCGATTTATGCAGTCGAGAATCACTGGACAACGCGGGCGATGTCCGATGAGGTTCGCGAAGATGGAAAGCGCCTTGGTATTTCGGATAAGTTCATGGACAAGCACAACCGCATTTACGTTACAACACCCAGCGAGCAGCCCAATTTTGAGAGTTTGTCTACGCAGGATAAAACGGCGATTCGTGAACAGATTAAGGATGTTCTTGACCGACGCTTCAATTTTGTCCGCTACAATGGTCTGACGCGCGCGAGTATCCCCGAACACACGAAGGAAGGGATGTACGATGATTCCGTAGTCATCGTTGACGAAGCTCATAACCTGATTTCCCGAGTCATCAACGAATCCGAAATTACCGGCAAGCTGTATGATGCACTCTATCATGCGAAGCGGTGCAAGATTGTACTGTTGTCTGGAACACCGATTATCAACTCGCCCAACGAAATTGCATACATGATGAACCTGCTTCGTGGGCCGATTGAACGAATCACAATTCCGTTCAAGACCATCCCCACATGGGACGAAGAGAAGATCACCAAGGCATTTCGCAAGATTCCCGAGGTGGATACAATTGAGTTCAATACTCTCAAAAAGCACGTGATGGTCACCCGGAACCCACCGCAGTTCAGATCAACGTATAATGGAGATGGCGACCGCACTGCCGTCCAGTACATGAAGGATATGGTCTTTATTCCGATGGCTGCCGATTGGGTTGCGTCCGTCAAATCCAAGATTGAAGTGGATGTGGGTGGTGGTGAAATCGCTACTGATCGGGTCACAACCGAAGAATTTCAGTGTCTGCCCACAGACTACGAAGAGTTTGCTAACCTGTTCTTGGATGGACTGAACGTGAAGAACCCGATGTTGTTCCGCCGTCGTATTCAGGGTTTGGTATCGTACTTCAAGGGTGCCGACGAGCGCCTGCTTCCCAAGCGCATTGAACTGGAGGATACCCTTGAAAAGATTCCGATGTCCAACGAGCAGTTCACGCGTTACCTTGAAGTCCGCTGGATTGAGATGAAGATTGATTCCAAGCGTGGCAAGAGCAAGCTGAACGAGAATCTGAGCACATTCCGTGTACCGACTCGTCTCGTCTGCGATTATGCGATGCCACCTGAATTGACGATAAAGGAAACGTCTGCAGACGCTCCATCGGAAACTAAGAAGCCCCCGAAGGAAGAGAGTGACGTAGTTATCAAGAAGCTCCAAGCTTCCCCTGAACGCTACCTATCTGAGAAGGCACTGGAAACATTCAGCCCAAAGATGCTCAAGATCCTGAAAAACATCAAAAAGTCCAAGGACGGGAACCAGTTCGTCTATTCGCAGTATCGATCGCTGGAGGGGTTGGGTGTGCTATCTGCAGTTCTCGAGCACGCTGGATGGCAGAGATACAAGCTGTCTCATGCCGCGAACCAGTGGGTCGAAGATCCGGATATGGATGATCGCCCTGCCTATACATTCTACACTGGTGAGGAGAATGCGGAAGAGCGTGATTTGACTCGTCAGATCTTTAACGGCGTCTATTCCAAGAATTTCCCTGCGTCTTTGAAGGAGAGTGTCGAGAAGCGACGCAAGAAGATCTTGAACGTGTTGATGGCGTCTGCATCAGGTGCCGAAGGTATTACGCTCAACAATGTCCGCCACGTACACATCATGGAGCCACACTGGACACCTGCCCGCCACGACCAGGTTATCGGTCGCGCTATTCGTATTTGCTCGCATGCAACACTGCCGATGGATGAGCGGACAGTGAAGGTCAGTTTCTACATCTCAGTCTTCACGGAGGACCAGATGAAGTCAGCTGAGTATCCTAACATTGTTGCTATTCGTCGTAATGACATGGTCGTTAAGCGATATGAAGGAGATCCGGTGGAGACGTTCATGTCTACGGATGAGTACCTTTACGAAACGGCTTTCGAAAAGGAACGCATTGGTCAGCGTATGGCGTTGTTGTTGAAGGAGTCGGCGATTGATTGCGAGATCCACCGTAAGCTCCATTCTCGTGAGCGACCGCAGGTGTCGTGCATGCGGTTCGATACGACCACCACAGGTGAAGACTTAGCCTTCAAACCGAATATCAAAAATGAAGATCTGGATGCAACTGTTCTGCGCAATATCTCCAAGAAGCACCGCCGATTGCAGAAGGTCTTGGTCAAGGGAATTTCACTGATTATCGATCCGGATACAAAAGAAGTGTTTGATGGTCCTGCGTGGGATGATAACCAGCGCCTGCTGAGGCTAGGCACTCTTGTCAGTCCCACATCAATTCGGTTCATGCTCTAAGCTTCGGCCTTAACATCCTCCAGCCACGACTCGCAGACCTCATCCCAGGTCTTGAACTGGTACTTCGTGGCAGCCTTCTTGAATGAAGGCAGGTTCCCAATCATACTCTCCATCTGATCTGCAAGATCCTTATAGCTGAACGACGGAGCCCACAGACCAAGTGGCATGGTCCCCGAGTAATACACGCGATCACCCGGCTTCACAAATCCACACACTGTCTCGTCCATGAAGGCACGGTACGTCCCAATGTCCGTCACAATCTGCGGGGCACCCGTATACAGGTGCTCAATCTGACACAGCCCGAATCCCTCTCCATCGGAGGTGTTCATGCCAATGTCCGCTGCATTGTAGATCTCGTTGATGGCAGAATCAGGGACCGCCTTGGCAGACGTATCCACCAGCATCAGACGCTTTGCAAAGTCCTCGGGGTTGAGATTGCGACGCTGGAGCTCGGACGTGTAGATGCGACTAATATCATAATACGCACCCTGCTGTGCATTCAGGCCCGTCACGATCATATAGTAGTACGGCTTCGTCACGTCACGAGCAATCAGATCAACAAATCCCATGACAGCGAGATCGTGACGCTTGCGCTGACTGTTACGGTTCGCATTCACCATCAGAACAGCATTGTTCGGGAGACCCATAGACGCCCGGATGCTCGTGCGTGTCGTATCCGACATTTTGGAAAACAGCGTCGTGTCCACGGCATTCTCCAGAACCCGAACATCCTCAAACTCACCGTACTGCTTGAAGACATGAGCCCAATACTGTGTGAAGCAGTAGACGCGATGAGCGTTCTTGCGAATGGTATCGACCAGTGCAGGAGCAATACCCTCGTAGACCTGGTCGACATAAACCCACAGCTTGTACGGCGACGTCGTCTTGTCGTACTTCATAGACTCCACAAACCGGTGGATGATCAGGGGATCATTGTAGATCATCACAACATCGGGGTTGACCATCTCCAGGTACTCGTGGATCTTGTTGAAACCGAAGCCCTCCTCCTTGGGGTCCTCGTTGGCGGCCGCATCGTACGCGATAATACCCGGAGGAACCGTGCGGATATTTCCATGAGACGGATGGCGCTGAAAACCGAAATGATACGTCTTGACGCCCGACGTCGACAACTTAGACAGCTGCTTGAGAAGATTGAACACAACCTTAGAATACCCAGTAGTCTGATCAACGTGCGTACTGATAAGAACAAACCGCATTGTGTTCTTAGTCTTTTCTCTCCGTAAATCACAAATGCAAGTCAACAACACCCAAGACTATGTGACGCAGAAGAAGCGCCAGATCATTGCCGCGTCTCTTGCGGTGGCTCCTCCCCCGCAGAAGCGCCGGACCAATACCCAGTACATTGGCGTCCTTGGCAACAAGTCCCAGCAGTACACTCGGTTCGTCGGTGGCATGGGTATCAATGCTTACTACCCGGCTACGCTAGGCACAACCTATACATCTTCATGCTGTGTTCCTGCAAACACCGCGACTACGACCTATTTAGTCTAATCTCAGTAGTAACACAATATGCCGGGAGGTCTACTTCAACTCGTCGGGATTGGAGCTCAAAACGAACTCGTCAATGGAAATCCTTCCATGACGCATTTCCGGGCTGTTTATCGGCGACACACGAACTTTGCCATGGAATCAATCCGAATGACATTCACAAGCTCCAATCTGAGCTTTGATCAGACAACCACACGGACGATTCCGTGTCGGATTGATCGCTACGCGCAGTTACTTCATGACACGTATTTGGTGATTACGTTGCCAGATATTTGGTCTCCACTTTACTACATTGGCACGTCTGCGCCACCTACAGGATACGACAAGCTCTCGAATGCGATTGGCTACGAGTTCCAGTGGATTGATAATATTGGCTACAATCTGATTGATCACGTGGAAATCACGGCGAACGGTCAGGTCCTTCAACGTCTCACGGGTGAGTGGCTCAAGTTCTACTCTTATCTGACGCACGACCCCAACAAGCGCAAGCTAGTGGATCAGATGGTTGGCAACGTTCCAGAGATCAGTGACCCTGCAAATGCGTATGATCGAATGGGTCAGTATCCTCACGCAGTGACGCCCTTGTACCAACCGGACGGTATCCCGAATACAAAGACACCCGAGCCGTCTATTCGTTCTCGCCAACTGGTCATCCCCCTTCATTTTTGGTTCTGCGAGAACCCAGGCATGGCGTTGCCACTGGTGTCTATGCAGAACTCTGATGTCTTTATCAACGTCACATATCGCCCCCTGAATCAGCTGTATACCGTGATTGACGTGAACCCGACATCGTCTACATATGGAACTCGTATTCGCCCGAATACGGCTCCTACAACCCCCGGCACTACCACCATAGACAATACAATTGGGCGTTTCTTGTCACCTCCGACGGTCACGGGAGCTATATCCAACACGTCGCTGACGACGTTTTACCCGGATCCATATTTGGAGGGCAATTTCATCTATCTGACTGAGATGGAAATGGCACAGCTCGCAACTGCCGATCAGACCTTTCTAGTGAAGACGGTTACCTATACCAGCAACCCCGGACAGTATGGCGGAAACTCAGACGTCCTGATCCCGTTCTTTAATTTGGTCACGCGCATCGTGTGGACATCGCAACGGTCGGACAAGGTCCTGACGAATGACTGGGACAATTACACGAACTGGGACAATCCTAATCGTGCTCCGTTCACGTCTACGGGAACAGCCAACGATGCCTTTTCCACCACGACAAACTCCACGGAGACCCAGACATTTCTGTACTCTAGCGGGCAGCAGCAGATTTCGTCCGTGTATCCCCGCGATCCGATCACGAACGGACAGCTTCTGCTGGACGGCAAGGAGCGGTTTGCGATCAAGCCGACATCCTACTTCTCTCTTATTCAGATGTACAAGCACACGACTGGAAACGCCCCCCAGCTTCCGGGCGTCTACATGTATTCGTTTGCCCTCAACAACGACCTGTATCAGCCGAGCGGAGCTATCAACGGCAGCATGTTCAACAAGGTTGTTCTGCGCCTGTCACTCCAACAGCCCCTTGCAACGGCGGCCGGAATCGCGTCTCAACAGACACTGTATGCGATCACATCCACAGTAAACACTCCTACACCCGTCTACATCACGGCCGCCCAGTGTCTCCTCAAAAACCCCGATGGAACGAAGGTGTATCCGAATGTAACACCGGTCGTTGTAAACACAAACGGAGAAAACGTCATGTTTGCCTACACTTATAATCTCGGCGTCTACGTGGAATCCGTCAACTTCCTGCGGATCGTCTCTGGTCTCGCGAATTTCGTGTTTGCTAACTAACAATGGGTATTGTGATCAACCAAGCCACGTGGGGCGACGAGACCTCGGCAACTGACATCACATCTTCTCTCCAGAAACAGGCGTCTAAGGGATACTTGGATACAAAGGCGGATAATAGCCTTGTGCCCGCAGTCAATCTGCTGGGAACGGATGATACAGTTGCATTGACTGACTCCGAGAAGACGAATATCGAAAAGGATGCAACAAAAAACTGCGGAGGAGCATCGGACGATAAGTGTATTGCATTTCAGAAGAACCAGTTAGAGTCCTCTCTTATCCAGAAAAAGGTAGCGGAGAAGCAATCGTCGGCAAATATTGTAACTGGACGTCGGCTGACGCTGACGTATACAGACACTGCCACGGGGGTTCAGAGAACGGTTGCGGTTCCAGACGGACAGGCTGTCAAGTTCGGTGACGCACCGACCGTTAAGATGCCGTCGTTGGGAGGTGCGGCACTGAGCGGACTTTCCTATGCAGGATATGCTATCGCTACGATCTTATACGTGTTTAGCATCGCAGTTACGTATCGCATGATGATATTGAGTGGACATCTTACGGTCGCCTATGTGCTGACTGGTCTTGCTATTGTTGTTCCATATTCCGGTCTTTTATCCACCCCGATTGCACTTGCAGTGTTCAAGTACATGGATGCCAAAAAAGTGGTGCCTAGTGTATAATGTTCCAACTCGTGTGGATTGTAGCGGGAGCCATTATCGGCATGCTAATCGCATGTATCGTGATTCCTCCTACGCGCAAACAGGTTGCCGTTCCATCGCCGTATGATACAGACGTTTTTCATACCGATACAGGGTGCGTCCGGACACATGCGATTGAAGTGCCGTGTGGGGAGGAGGCTGATTCATTGAACCTACTCGCAAGTCTCAGCAAGAAGTAATGCTTGACTTCACCAAAGCTATTGAACGCGCGAGTCCTTTCTTCTCCTTTGTCATCGGTCTCGGTATCTCCGTATTGCTCTTTCACCGGAACTATGCTACCTATCGGATCTTGGGGGTGCCGTTGGAGGATGTGAATTCCAAGACAGTCAAGGTGGATGGAAAATGCTACAAATACCGCGTGGAAGATGCAACCTGCGAAATCCCGTCTCCTTCATAAACAATGGAGGACCAGACTTCGCTTGATGCCCTCCTCCCCTCGCCCGGACTCCCCCAGTCGATGCCGCCAATGGCGGGTGTGTCTGGATCTGACCACATCCAGCGCACACAGATGGCGCCTTCGTTCAAGCCGTCGCTCCCCATGATGCGCCTCATGTGGGCGAACCTGACCCTGTACATCTCCTTCTTCCTTGCGACGGTCATCCTGTCCCTGTCGGCTCCTCGTGATCTCCTGCTCCGCTACATCCCGAATGCGTACACGTCGGGTGGCGTGGTCTCGTGGCAGGGTGCCGGTGTTCTTGGTGGTGCCGCCGTCGTGCTCTCTCACCTGCTCAACGTCTTCCTGCTGAGCTTTCTGGGTTGAGTTAAAACGGATATAACTTAGACACTATTAGAACTGTAACCTAAAATGATTGAGACTACTATCCTTTCCAGCGCCGACGTTGCGAACATCCTCAGCGCTGCAAACATCCGCAAGCAAAATGACACCAAGTATGCCGATAGCCTGTTGGGGATGCTGATCTCGGCTGCCCGTGGAGCCAATCTGAAGGATCGGTTCTGGGAGGCGATCTACGACCGGCGCCCGACTCGTTTCATGCTACATCAGATCAACTTCATGCACACACATGGTACGGTTACGTATAACGTGGAGGACATCATCAACGAGTATGATGTGCTTGAGAAACTTGCGAAGGTCTGTGGGTCAAATGTTGTCGCGTACTATGGAGTGCACGGTGACAATGTGAACATCTACCTGGAGTTCAAGGTCGCTGGGGATCCGACAAAGCTGGAGGTCCCCGTTGAGTCCGATCTCGACCAGAGGCGGTACGAGAAGGAGACGTCGTGGTAGTTAAACAGATGTCGCCCTAGAATAACAACATGCAGTTCCTTCGACCAAGATATTTGAGCGAGCCCCCCGCGTGGTTCTACTCGCGTATTCTTGTCGGCGCCGGGGAGATGCTCACACCTTCTTTTTTACGCAAACATAACATTACACACGTGATTAACTGCGCCTTTCCGGAACATTCTCCTGCCTGGTTCCGGAAAGTGTGCCCTACTCGTTATGCATGCCTGAATGCGTTGGACACGGTCGATGCGAATATTTTGGACTGGTATCCTGCATTCGAAGAGACATTGTCAGCCTTTTTGCGCGAGGGTGAGGGGACGGTATTCGTCCACTGTCAATGTGGAATTAACCGTTCGGCTTTCTTGGCTCTGACCTATGTCGTTCAGAAGTATGGTCTTCCGTACGACATTATGCTTGCAACGCTGAAGAGGAATCGCCCCTGCATGTTCACAAATCCGGTCTTCAGGAAGCAAACTAAAGAGTTTACAAATGGATGTGTTCAGAATCCGCAAGACGAGGGATCCGGGGGCGAGCGGATCATCAATGGGGACTCTGGACTCGGTTCATCAGGATCAGATCCAATCGTTACGTGATTCGGGTGGTAAACAGGCCGAACTTCAGACGAAGTTGACAGAACTCCGAAGTCAACGCGAAGTGCTGAGCAACTCGACGGAGCTAACTGAAATCGTAAAATGTTCGCAAGTGGATTCTCAAATTCGCGAGATAGAACAGGAACTGTCTAAAGTCAATCCCGTTGAGGATTACTACATGAAAAACATGGATATCTTACTCGATTACTACGGGAAGGAGACTGCAAGTCCTGCAAATGCTCCTGCTCCTCTACCTAAAGATGCCAATACATTCTTGAAGTTCTTTGTCGCGAATGCGCCCGCTGCGGATACTGGGTTGTCCAAGAAGCAGATATTTGACGAGTACGTGTCTCGTATGAAGTTGAGCAACGGTCCGGAGGCGACCCAGATGCTAACTGAACATTGTTCTGCGTGTAACGTAGCCCGTGAAGAGATCAGCTCCGAAGGTATTTTAGTTTGCCCGTCATGTGGATCCGAGGAGTATGCGTTAGTTGTCTCGGACTTTCCCAGCTTCCGTGATCCCCCGAAGGAGCGGAACAACTATGCGTATAAGAAGATCAACCACCTGAATGAAATCCTGAACCAGTTTCAGGCAAAGGAAAGCACGATTATTCCCGAAGAGGTGATGAACGAGGTCATTCTTGAAATCAAGAAGAGGCGCATTGACAATATCGCCGACTTGTCCGAGGAAGATACACGCCAGATCCTGAAGAAGCTGGGGCGGTCCAAGTATTACGAGCATCGTGCTCACATTCTCTCGCGGTTAAACGGCAATCCTCCACCGACCATCACCCCTGAAATAGAGGAAAAGGTCCGTGCAATGTTCCAAGAGATCCAAGCTCCATTCCTGCTGTACTGCCCCAACGACCGCACGAACTTTTTGTCGTACTCGTACATCTTGTACAAGTTCTTTGAGCTACTGGACTTGGATGAGTACAAGGTGTTCTTTCCATTGTTGAAATCCCGTGACCGGTTAATCGCTCATGACTTAATCTGGCGCAAAATCTGCGATTACCTAAATTGGCAATTCATAACATCTGTTTAGACTGACATCTCAAAACTCGTCGCAGCCGTAAGTAATGGAGGGTAGTGTGCCGATCGGTTCGCTTGTCGTCGGTAAACTATATAAAATATGGTGTATATCCGAACCGGGCGAGATTGGAGATGACCCGTTTGCACCCTATACTGGCGAATTCGCAGGGGTGTCTGGAAAGCGTGCTACGATGTATAATACGACGGACAAGAATGGGTATAATCAAGGTCCCGCGGAGTTTGACGATACGTACTTCTTCGTCGAAATCCCCCAGTCAACATCGGATGTCTCAATTGACGTCAAGCAGTCCGAACTGCCCGAACACGATCCGATCCTGTACATGCCGTATACCCAAGGACAGCGGGTCATTCGTATTGGAAAGAGGAACAACTGGATTTACGACAGGGCCGATATTGAACAATACTGGGACACGAAAGGATTCAAGTCAAATCCATTGGTAGGCTCTCAACCGATAGATGAAAATACGATTGAATACGGTACACTTAACATCCTGCCCGATGGCGGTCGTCGCCGTCGTACCAAGAAATCCAAGCGTAGAGCGCGTAAAACACGGCGTCGTGTTTAGCGCATGCAGTAAAAAATGTAGTATTTCGCATACGGGTCAGGATCAGTTGGATCGTCGTCCCCAACGAGACTTTTATACGTGATCATTAAGTGCTTTTGCAGGACCCTGTAGGAGTGTACATGCCATTCAAGCTCCTCGTTCGTCAACTCCGACCAGTCAATCTCGGGCCAATCAAATGGCTCGAGATTGTCGAGGTCTAGAATGGGGCGAGGGGTCTGCTCCATTATACATATTCGTTCTTTGGTTCTAAGCCCACGAGACCCTGAGCGTCTTTCTGATCGGCTGGTTTGACAGTGATCCGTAGATCATGGTGTCCACATCCGAGTCGGGGAATAACGCCTTGACCTTGTGGAATGCGTAGGAATACGCAAGATCAGACAGCTTTGCCGGATCTGCCTCAATCTCCTTCTTTCCATCTGTGGCTGCCTGACACACTGCCTTGTACATGCTTTCTGCCCATACAAGTCCCTTCAGTTCCTCCTGCCGAACAGCAAACTCACGCGCAGCCACCTCTGCAGCCTCCTTAGCATCCTGAAGTTCCTTACGAGTGATTGGCTCCATTTAAAAAGTAAGTAAGTAAGTTGTTGTATATTCGTTTTACGCACTGCTCTCAAGATCAGGCATGTCGGCGTAGAAGATCTCGGGGTTGTGAATGGGCTCCTCCGGCTCGGGGTGAGGCGGGCGGGGCCAGTACTCCACCTGGAGCCAGATGGTCTCGCCGTCCACGTGGGGACGGATCCTGATATCCTCGCCGATCTCCGCCGCCAACTGCTGCAGCGCGTCGGTGTTCATGACAATGTCGAGGATAGCAATGCTGCGTCCCCGGAAGGTGATTGCGTCATCAATCTCAAACGTGATCGGGAACATGATCGCCAGATCCTGACGGCGCCGGGCGTGGCGGATACAGTCCATCATCCGCTCCTTGAAATCCTTGGGGATGTTCGGCACCATCCGGTTGATGAAGATGTTGGTACACGAAATCACGAAGTTCGTGTAGCTGGATGCGATGAACTCGTTGTACATGTCGTTGAGGTCGTTCTTGCTGAGGAGAGGCATTCTAGACTTGGGATACTCTCTATTTCCTTGCTTAAAATGGATCCATTTTGTCCGGCAAACAAGTAACTCACCATGGATCACCTCACTTCATGGCAGGCTGCTGTCAGCTACCACGCATCTCTCGTCCGATCCAACGCCCCTGCATCCCAACAACGCAAGGCACATAACAAGGTAAAAAGTAGCTTAGTCCGCGTCATGGTTGACATGGGCTACGACTTTGATGACGCCATGGATTTGGTGGTTTTGGATGACAGTGAGTTTGAGGATTAGACCAACTCCTTCGCATCCAACACCCTGCTCCACGCAAACAACCATAGTCCCGACTTCTCACATTTTTCAATGACTTTCGTAGATAACTTCTTGCGATCACGGCCAGCCATGACTGCGTTGAGACGCAGAATCCGGGCTGCGAGTTCGTTTGCGGAGATTCTGTTCTCCTTCATTACTCGGTAGAATTCGCTGAACACCATGTCCTGGTTAAAGTTCGGAGCCTGTGGGCGCCCAGTATTTACCTTGAGCGCCTTGTATGTATTACAAAACTCACTCACAAGCTTGCACAGATCGTCAACATTCACCGCGGAATCGTCGGATACATAGAGATCTGGAACAGACACTGCCTTGTTCAGCCGAAGGAACTCCTCCTTCACATGATCATCCGATGCATCCCAGATAATGTCTACTAGGATTGGCGCAACATCGTCAATGCCGACTAGTGCTTCCCTGCGGTGGTTAGATTCGTAACATACTAGCTTCTTGTTGATACATGCAAGGTACATCATTCCATCAACACGCTTAGACTCTCGAATGAAATCGTGGATCTCCTTTACACGATCCGCATCAGGCGGCCGATTATGCTTCCATCGCTCAATGCCGAGCTCGTTAAAGATGTTGAGAGGAACCCAGTAAACATAGTGACTGCCATGCGGGCCCCCTGCGACATTGCTATCGGCTAGATACTTTTGAAGGGCCATATTGTTAAAAACTGTTTTGTTGTGAAAGTGGCATCCGTTTTCTACACCGTCATCTGGTGAATCTCGAACGTGTTGCCCTTCTCGATGTAGATCACGGTCGCATTTCCCTCTACTGTGGCGGTTGAGACGGCTTCGAACCAGATCTCGTCCGCAGTGCCGCCGTTCGTCTCTGCAAACTCTTCTAGAGACGGCATCCATCTGGTCTTGATGGCAGCGCATGCGTCTGCGAGGGATTTGTATGCGGTAGGGTAGATCATGTGGCTATCTTGCGTGGACTCGAAGACAATGTAGATTGACGCCATCTTAACTCTAAAAACTGGTTTGTTGTGAAAGTTGGATCCGTTTTATCCCTCGCACGACTCGTACCAGTGCTTCTCGCCCATAGGACCACGACCTCCGAACATATACACGAGATCCCGGGGAACAGGTGAACCTCTTGCCTGATTTGCAGTGATCGTCTCCAGCATCACAGGTGTCACAACGCCCAACGTCATGCATTGTGTCATGCCATTTGGATAATAGACGGGTGACCCGATAGGTTCCCATCCCGTCTGCGAGAGCGCCTCCATCTGCTTCTTGAGTGACACGTGGATGTCATGGGACGTGGTGTGTTTTATCATGGTGGCTGCGACGACTGTGAACATCTTACTCAATATGAAGTGACTTGTTTTCAGTGATGACGGCGAGTCTTACGCGCACGCCTGCGACGATGGGTGCGCCGACGACCACCCGATTGATATAGAGCCTTTATAACCTTCTCGACATTGTCTGCTGCAGAGAGTGCGGCAGTGCGTGCGGTTTCCTTGTTCTCCGGAGAGGCTTCCTCGAACGCCTTGGCTGCCGCATTCAGCTTTTCCATCGCTTCATCAAGCTCCTTCTTACCGTCGTATACATACTTATTTGACGAAGGAGTGAGTTCCATTGTATTCGATTAAGAAAAACAATTTTTGGTCTTGCGTCCACCCTTCCGCCGACGAGTGTGGCGTTGACAAATATCAACTTTATCAAGATCGATGTGGAGGGACACGAGAAGAACGTTCTTCAAGGCGCAGTTAAGACCATCGAGGAGAATGACTATCCGAAGATCCTGTTCGAGTCATGGCCAGAGCGATGCACACATGTTCCGGCAAAAGAGCTCCGTGAAAAACTCTTTGAGTTCATTCAGTCTCTGGAATATAAGATTCTACCTGTGAACGGATGGGACGACATGTTTCTGGCTGAGCGTTAGTCATTATCTGACTCTAGATCATTCCTTACGAGCCGGTACTTCCGTTTTCAGACACAATGTGTTGACATACAAATGCCGACCGTGCACTATACAGAGCTCAGAGTACCCGAGTTCATAGCGGATTTCACTGGACGAACTCGTATGACTGGATTTGATGATACAAAGAGATACAGTATCGCCGAATGTAACCGAGACTTTGTTTGGCCGCCGGCTTTGCGAGAGGGTCTTATTCGAAGTGTACTCAACGGAGATCCCCTGCCGTCTTTGATCCTCTGTAACAATCAACTCATTGATGGGGGGAATCGAGCCACGACGCTGTGGCTCTATCAGAATAACAGGTTCAGGGTAGATGGTAATAACTTTTCCGATTTGACGTTCGATCAACAGGCAGCGTGGAATATATGTACGATGCCCGTTACGATGATAGAGGGTGCAACCGATGAGGAGAAGTCTGATTACTACGAGAAGTTCAATCAGGGGGTTACGCTCACATTCGGGCAGAAGCTAGAGAACAGAAAGACATATCCAATCGCTGCTGCCTCGTTCGATCTTATCGGTCATGGCCCACTCCAGGATCTAATCCGCCGGGTATGGAGTCCCGCTATAGCGAAGACTAAATCGCGCGCGGAGGTCACGTTCGCGTATAAGGTTCTAACCGCATCGATTCGTGGATCGGAGTATTTTTACCCAACATGGGCAAATGCAAGCACATACATCGCAGGAACACCTGCAAACGCGGTGAATTACGATCACTTGCGTGATATATTGACAATCATCAAAGATGTTGACCCAACTGGAAACTACGACCAAAAACGTAAGAAGTTCTGCTTTGAAAAGTTTATCGGCGCTGTTATTCACGACTCGTGGAGAATGCGTGTTAATGGCGTTCATACGCAACCATTCATTAACAAATGGACGCGGTTCTTTGAAGATGCATATGACGACGTGTTAACAATTCGTCAGCTTAGGGAGTTGTGTTCGTATAAGTCGATCAACGTTGCTGCGGGTTCTCGTGCTCGCAATGTCGCTACATCTGAAAATATAGATGAATACATTCGGGGCAGATTTGTATTTACAAACGTTGTAGATGAAGATGACGACGATTAGTACATGCCCGGTTTCTCCTTGTCCCTGCACTCCTCACACAGAGCCCGGTGCTTGTCCTTGATCTCCTTCTCGCACTCACAGCAGGTCTTCATGTACACCTTCGCCACAGCCCACTTGAGATTCGCGACAAGCTCGTCTGTAATGGACCCCATGAGCATGACTGTCATGGGCTTGTCACCACCCGAATTGTCTACATAGGATAGCCACGTCCTCCCGCGCTGAAACCACACGTCTCCTTGATCCACGTTACGGGAGACGAAGTAGCGCGTGTAGTACTCAATGAACTCGCAGATGACCTTGTCTGGAGACACATCCTCATCGCCGTCGTAGAGGTCGGAGTATTCAAAGACAGCAATTTCATAGGTATCCATGTTGAAGATGAAAAGATAGAGTATTGCATTGAACAGATCCATTTTACAGGCGCCATCCTTCCGTGTGCTTGATCTCGTAGCACCTGTTCGCCGTGTGCTCGGTGCGTCCACAGCGAGAGCACCAGGTTGTCGGCTCTGTCATTGGCGTCTTGGGTGGGCGACATCCCTTCTCGTGCTGTTCACACGCGTGGCGGTTCGGGTAGTCCGATACACACCATTGGCACGACCAGCTAGTATTGAGGGGTTGCGTGCAGTCAGTGTACTTGTGGCCCGTTGCGTGGCATCGCATACAGGAGTCCGCAGGAGCATACAGCTCAAACCGGACAAGGCGCTCCTCCTCGTCACTGAGGCGCATCCCGTCACAGTCAAACGGGCGCACGGCGTCAATCCCGTGCTTCTTCATGAGAGCAATCGTCGTCTTGCGCACATCATCGGGACCCTGAAGCGGCCGGGTCTCGGCGATGCGAATGGGGTTGTAGGTTTGGATCCACTGCGGTCCGAATCCGCAGGCGTAGTAGGCGTAGGTGTGGTTGACATCCTTGGACTTGCCGACGAGGAACTTGCCGCAGGTGAGCTCGAGAATATAGAGGTACTCCATCTTGACTGAGTCTGTCTGTTTTGGCCATTTCAAATCCATTTTAACCGAAGGTACGTTAAGTGCGCAATGGATCAGTTCTACGCCAACTTCAAGGCCTTGAACGATGACCAGCGCAGGGCTAAGCTAGATCAGATCATTGGGTTCCTGCGCCAGCACAATGCGCACGATCAGGCAAATGCGTTCAGTGATCTGAAGAATTGTTATCCCAAGTTTCCCCTTTCAGTGAATGACCGGACGTTCCGTGAGTACCTTGCGTGGTCTGACATATCTAGACACCAAAATCACAAGATTGTCCAGCACATTCTATCGCAGGGATAATGCGTCAACGACGATGCCCCCGGGTGTTCGGCTGATGACTAACCGACCTTGATGGGTCTGTTGAAGTGCAATTACAACATCTAAAATATGCTTGCGTAAGATCCCGGGCTCGTAGATTTGATCCCCTTCAAAGATTTGAGGGTAAAAAAGATGCGTCTTACCCTTCTTGAGCATGTCCTCAATTGCAAAGTTGACGGACTGAATAGAGAACCTGATCTGCTCTTCTTCCCTCATTGTATTCAAGCGTATAAATCGTCGTAGCGTGGCTCGGGGATACGGATGCGGAGAAGAGCGGGACTCCCGTCGGCTTGTGTCTGGACGGGGACCTTGACTCGCTGAATAGGCGGAGTATGCTCGGAATGGATTTGGTAGATGTCCCCAATCTGCCGTAGCTGATACTGAATCCATATATGTGCTAGGGGGAGTGGATTTCTAGTCAGGCACGAATGCTTGACGCCACCCGATTCAACAAAGATAATTGCAAGGAAATCAGGGTCACCCTCTCCTTGACCACGTGCGATACGAACAAGCTCAGATGAGAGAAGATTATGACAGTACCGCATGGCCCGTTCGGGATTGATGCCATCGCACTTGAAGGGACGACTGATCGTATCATGAACATACGTGTGACACATGAGGCAATCCATCTTACAGTTAAAAATGATTTTTTTGTGTGGGATCGCATCCATTTTAACGGCGGCACTGCAGGTCCAGCTTGCGCAGATCGTCGTCGTCACACTGCTCCCACATCTCCTTCTCCGCCTCGGCGAGATCGGCCCGGCGGTTCTGAAGAAGCCAGATCCAGTCGTCCTTCTGGTTCTTGGTCATCTTGCCCAGCAGGCGGAACTCAATCTCGGCAATCTCGGCACGCATCGACTCGAGCGACATGTAGTGGGGCGTCGCGGGCGGGGGAGACGGAGGCAGTGGTGGAAACTCGTCGCCGTGGAGCTTGACGTAGCACTTGCGGCAATGCTTCTCATCCGTCCACAGATGATCTGTTACACCGCAGGTACACTGGGGCTCGTGCTGCGGACAGTCCTCGTCGTCGCTGTTGTCGCAGACGCGGTACCCGAGTTCGTAGTCCCACTCGCCGCTGCACACGTGCGTGGGTTCACAGCCCCAGCACGGCTCCTTGTAGTTCTCCGAGCAGAATCCGCACATCAGACCCGTCTCGCGATTGCATGTGCAATACCATCCCTTAGGCTCGCGGGTCAGCGTGGCCTCCCACTCGTCCTCATTCGTCACAGAGGACATGTCGCTGAAGATATCGGAGCATCCGTGGCGCTGCTGCCAGCATGATCCGCAGTAGTTGTTCATGCCGAGCAACGTGGTACCCTGCTCAATGCCACATCCAGGACACTCGGTTGTTTGGTGCCACGCCTCGGGCGGGCAACACTCGTCACATTGCCAGTCAGAGTACTCTACGATGTTGTTGCAGTCGGTCTCAGTGCAGAAGAAGATGTGCGTGTTGGCCATGATGGTAGCGATGGAGGAAGACATGTTGTAGTGCGCCTAAGATTCAAACATTTGGACAGAACAGATCCGTTTTAGACGATTCAAGGTTGGTTTCAACCCTCGATCGCCCTCAAATTTTCATTGTCATTGGGTTTTTAGGAGTAGTCTACGTCTACTTGCCCAGCTTGCCCTTCAGCGACGTCCACAGCAGCTTGGACACCACGGCGAACACCACGGCGTGCGTGAGGTTGACCGTCATGGTAGAGCCACCCGGGGGGAGGCGAACCAGAACACCCGGGAGCAGGAAGTAGAACAGAGCAGCCTGAAAAAGGAGCTTCCACAGCATTTTGTTTGTTCTACCGTAGGAAAATTTACGAGGGGGGTGTGGTTCCAAAAAAGTCATGGAACACGTGCTTCAGTTTATCATCCAGCGTATCCATGAACAGGAACACTGCATAGACAAAGATCATTTGCCCGCCGAACGATTCAAGGTACCCCTCGAGACCCTGGCTGACGGGCAGGACGGGAATGAACGAATGAACTGCATACGTCGTCCAGAACGCAATAATCACGATGATGGAGATCTCAGCGCTGACGTCCAGCAACTGATACAGATTGGACTGCTTCTCCCAATCGGCATCAAACGCAGGAAAGACACGCCACAGACACCACGACAGGAGACCGCCCAGGAAGACGTAGAACACCGCAATACATACAAGGTTCACTGTAAGGTTGAACACTTGACCCTTGACCGGCGGGATGCTGTTAAGACCCGTGTTCTTCATTAGTTTAGACGGAAGACAAGAGTATATACCATATGTCCATCGCTGCGTCGCTCGCTGTAACCAAGGCTCCTACTGTTCTCCGTACCTGGGGTAAGCACCTCATTCTTGACGCTGCTGGTTGCTCTCCTAAGATGATTGGTTGCCCTACGGTGATCACGGGGTTTGCAAAGTCCCTGGTCAAGCGCATCGACATGGTAGCCTACGGTGAGCCCCAGGTTGTCATGTTTGGGTCGGGTAACAAGAAGGGGTATACGCTCATCCAGCTGATTGAGACGTCCAATATTGCCGCACACTTCGTGGAGGAGAACAACTCCATGTATCTGGATGTCTTCTCCTGCAAGGATTTTGACCCCGATGTGGTCAAGGAGGCGGTTCACGAGTATTTTGATGCCCAGCGTTTCCGGACGAAGACGATGCTACGTCAGGCCCCTCTACTCCATGAGGCAGTGACCGTTAGTGGTCCGAGTGCCGTCGGGGCAGTTAGTGGCCCGCCGCTGCGCTGAAGGAGCCGTGAAATGCTCGGCAAAGTAAGTGAGAAATACCGAGCGAGTAAAGATGCCCACGAAAAACCACACGGCTACCCATTTCCAATTGATCTTGGGCATTTATCTTAGAAGTAGGTTTTCTTCACCCAATTGCGATCTGCCTTGAATGTCTTGGACCGAGCAGGCGATGTGTTCTTGTTCAGAACAGCCACCGCATTCAGCTTGCGCAGTGTGGACAGCCGACCATACGCACCTACAGCCTTCGCAAGAGCCGCATGACGCTGGTCAGCGGATTCGGTGGAATCATAGCCCTTGTCCGTAAGCGCACCCTTCTTGAGGGGACCAATAATAGCCGGTCCCTTTCCAGGAGCACCACGGTTCTTGATACACGTGGGTCCAACACGATACGTAGTTCCACGCTTAAGAAGACGACCGATAAATGTCTTCTTCTTACGCGTAGCCGTATAGCCCGACCGCAGAACCTTGCCAGCAGGGCACGTCTTTCCGCCCTTCAGCCAGTTCGACAGTTTGATGTCGTCTGTGTGCATTTGTTAGTCTACAATATTTTGTCGGTTCGGGCACGTAGAGCACCCTTGTTTGGGGGTTTGGTCGGTCTTCCACATGTACATGAAAAAGACGACTAACGCGAGAAGGACAATGCCTAGCATCATCATTTACTACTTTGACAGAATAGCTTCGGCGCACTCGGAACACATGAACTCGCCAGTTGAATCGTAGACCGTCTTGTACATGAAGTACTTGTAATCTAGGCTCTTGCAGAAGACACACTCGTGCTTCTCCTTTTCAATCTTGAAGATCTTACATGTGTAGCGCATACCATAATAACACTCCGGGCAGACGGATTCGTCACACATGCGACATCCTCCTGTCTTGGCAACTCCGTAGGATGCGTGGGTGAGCAGTTGCGTTTCACAGATAGGGCACGACATTTTGGCTACCCAATCCAGTTTGGTCGGACTTAGATCCATTTTAGAGCTGGACGCGTATACCATCAATGGGCATTCCTTACTACGTTGCGTCGCTCTTGCGAACTCACAAGCATATCCAAAAGGACGTTGGAGACGTGGCGTTAGAGTGCGATGCTTTGGGTCTGGATTTCAACGCTTTTATTCACACCTACTTGAAGCCGGAGAATCCTATTGGTAGCATCGTCATAGCCCTCCGCAACTTCCTGCGCGACGTGGCTCGTGGTAAGCGGGTGTTGATTGCGTGTGACGGGTTAGTGCCATACGCAAAGATCGTCCAGCAACGGTATCGTCGCATGAAGAACCCCGAACCGTCCGAGTTTGACAAGAATCAGATCTCGCCCGGGACACCGTTCATGCAGGAGTTGGAGGATACTCTGCGTTTCTGCTTCCCCGAGTGCGTTCTCTCAGGAACCGATGAGCCCGGCGAGGGAGAGCACAAGATTTTTAAGTGGTTGCGGACGATGGAACCGGATGATCGCAAGAAGATCTTGATTTACGGAATGGATGCCGATCTTGTCTTGATTTCCGTAGCCCAGTCGGATCTCGGGTTTATCAAGCTAATCCGTGAGAACCGAGAAGCAGGATATTCTACTTTTGACATTACCTCTCTTTGCAGGGTGTTGCCTCTCGAACCCGAAGAGTGGGTCCACATGTGCACCTTTTGCTTTGGGAATGACTTTATGCCCACAATCGCTATGTTTTCGCTTCGGGAAGACGGATATGCGCGTGCAGTGCATTACATGACGAAGAAGACACTTGAAGGTGCCGCGGACGACGAGTTAAACGTATTGACAAAACGGGCAAAGGAGACCGATCGGCACATCGTGTCTCATGCGATCGAGAGCCGTATGGCACTTCATCTCATGGACGGGGTGGTGGATTGGAGCAAGGTAGTCTATGCATTTCAAAAGACGTTTGCATGGACTCTGCATTACTTCAAGACGTCGGAGGTTCTGGACTGGTGCTGGTACTATCCGTATGCTGAGGCTCCTTTGTTGGCGGCCATTGTGGAGAACGATCCGATCACTGGATTTACGTGGGACAACCCCACTCCGCCGTTCGGGATCCAAGAACAGCTGGACTTCATTCTGCCCGGTCGTGGCAAGTATCCTGATGAACTGTATGAGGAGGGAAGAGATTCTCGTCATAAGTGGATGAAGGCATATTCATGGGAGACGGATCCGTTCATTTCTTTACCATGGAACCCGATGCAGGAACCTACTCGAGTGCGCACTCACCGCCTGATCTGAAACCGACCACCTATGAGTCCCATCCGAGGTGCGGATCGCGTATCAATCCGAATAGATGTTGGTACCTCACCTGTTGTAGATGTCAACATCTGACCTGGCAACATGACGACGTCTTCGGAAATATCTACTTCGAAGTTGTTTTCGTGGATCTGAAAGTAATCTATCTCAATTTTTGTCATTTCGTTGATCTTTTTCAAGGACGTAAACCCAGACGCATCCTGCATTGTTCTCCAATGGCGCCGGATGTGGTTGAGATACGCAACCCGATAGTCGCGCGCCGTTCGCGTTTTTACATTAGCCCGCAACTGTTCAAAACATGTTGCGACGCTGGAATGAACCGGTTTGTTCAGTCTCCGATTGACTGAGTTGTGAACTCTGAATGAAAAGAGCATAAACTCGGACCGAGAGTCTAGCATATGTGGATACAGTCTGCGATACGCAGCCAATGCAGTCCCAAAATGCTCCTTACAGCTTGGGCACGTAATTGTAGACTGAAACATATCAAGCCACGTGTACATCAACGTTTTTTCAGATGGAAGAGGCGAGACTGGATAACATGACGCTGCCGAATGCAAACACATCCAACCAAGGGGTCCCCAAATGGACGTCATTACTTTACTTGACGACAATCATTCCTGCTTCCATACCGCCCTCTAGGATCTCGCGTGCAATATGGGATGGCGTCTTCGGATTGATTGTGATATTAGACTTCTTGAGGGAAGCCCGAACAGTTCCATCGTTCATGTCCCTGACAGTCTGCTTGATGGTCTTGCGACGCATCTCAGCCCCCTTCTTTGTCAGGATACGGAGCGTCCCCTTGCGAGTCGGAGGGGGCTTGGCGGGGTCCCTGACAGGCACAAAGTCGCCACCTCCACTCGACTTAGACCGCGTTCCCTTCATTGAACTACGCGGGTATGTTCTCATCGACTTATGGCGACTCACTGGACGGCGAACTTCGGGCTCCACGTGATCAACCTTTTGAATCTTGACGCCAGACATCACTTATTCAAAACGGATGAGTTTATTTACAGCGAAGACACCACCAACAGGTACCATGACGTCGCTCCCTTCGGTCGCTTCTCTTGCATCAACGTCGCCTACCACTAATGAATGGACTGCAGTGCGCGCTTACTTCAGCAACGGTGTTCGTCGTATGGTAGATCACCAGGTTGATTCCTATGAGGACTTTGTTCGCCACAAGATTCCCTTGATCATGCAGTCAACTCCGCCTATCACGGTCTGGCATGAGCAGGACGAGCTCCTCAAGAAGTACAAGTATGAGTTCAAGTTGTCGTTTGAGAACGTATCCTATATCAAGCCGCGTATCCAGGAGGCTACGGGACGCGTGAAGCCCATGCTTCCGATGGAGGCGCGTATCCGTAATTTCACCTACGCAGCACAGATGCACGTGGATATCCGGTTCGTGGTCCGGACCTACAAGGGACCGATGCTTGACACCTACGACGAAGAGTCTCATGTGTTTGAGGGCATCAGTCTTGGCAAGTTGCCCGTGATGCTGGGATCGTCGCTGTGCCTGCTGAAGGACTACCCGATGAGCTTGGCCGAGTATGGCGAGTGTGCTCACGATCCCCTGGGTTACTTTATCATCCACGGATCAGAGCGGACGATCCTGTGCCAGGAGAAGGTGGCCGACAATCGCATCATGATCTTCCAAAACAAGAAGTCGGCATCCAAGCACACTCATTCGGTAGAGATCAAGTCTTTGCACGAGTCGTTCACGATGCCTCCGAAGAAGCTGGAGATCCGTCTGAGCTCCAAGTTCAACGGATACGGCAACCCGCTGACGGCGTGTGTGCCTCGGTTCCGCGAGGACATTCCCGTAGTGGTCTACTTCCGCGCTCTCGGCGTTCTGACAGATCGAGCAATCACTCGGATTGTGTGGGGATCAGAGGATGATATGCACATGGAGCTGTTGGCTGCGTCGTTCCGTGATGCGGCGGAACTCAGGGTGTTCACACAGCAGGAGGCGATTCAGTATTTGACAAATCACCTGCAGTACGGGACGAATCAGGAGGATAAGTGCGCCTACGTCCGCCAGCTCCTGAACTCCGAGCTTCTACCCCACGTCCGCTTTGCGGGGGAGCTGACGACCACGCCGGTTCACAATGCCCGCAAGACAATGCTGATGGGGGCTATGATCCGCCGGTTGTTGCTGACGTATTGCAAGCAGATCCCGCTGGATGACCGTGATGCCTACCCAAATAAGCGCGTGGTGACGACCGGTGCATTGCTGACGCATCTGTTCCGCCAGCTGTTCCAGAAGGTCTGCAACGATACCCGCAATGAGTTTGTGCAGGAGGTGAACAACGATTCGTGGAAGCGAGGTGAGGGTGGTCCGCGTCCGATGGATGTGCTGAACGGCAATAATCTCTACAAGATCCTGAAGCTGTCGGCGATCGAGGGCAAGCTGAAGCAGGCCCTGGCTACAGGTAACTTTGCAGTCCAGGGGCTTGGAACTGCTGCTGCCATGTCCAATGCGACCAAGGTAGGTGTTTCGCAGGTGCTCGCTCGGATGTCCTATGCTGCAACCCTGTCGCATCTCCGGCGCATTCAGACGCCCGTGGAGAAGTCGGGCAAGCTTCTGGCTCCACGTAAGCTTCACGGTACGTCGTGGGGGTTCATGTGTCCAGTGGAGACGCCAGAGGGTCACTCGGTCGGTATTGTGAAGAACATGAGCCTGCTGACATCTATCTCGCAACACACACCGTCCACAACGATTCTCCACTACCTGCAGGAGGTAGGTGGCATTGAGTGGATTGATACGCCCCGAGTCTACGAGGGAACGTCGGTGACGGTCAATGGTGTTATTGTCGGATACACGAAGGATCCGCATGGGCTGGTCATTGGTCTGCGCATTGCCAAGCAGACTCGTCGTCTTCACCCTCACATTTCAGTTGCATGGTACACACTGATGAACAGCGTTTCAGTAGAGACGGATGGAGGTCGGTGTGTGCGCCCAGTATTCAGGGCTGGAATGACGCCACCGGCCGATACGACGAGCTGGAATGAGTGGTGTAAGTCGAGCATCGACTACATTGACTCGTCGGAGACAGAGACATTGCGGATTGCGATGAGTCGGGACGAGATGACGCCAGCTCACACTCACTACGAGGTCCACCCGTCGCTGATTGTCGGGCATATGGCAAGCACTATCCCACTGTCTGACCACAATCAGTCTCCTCGCAATACCTACCAGTCTGCCATGGGTAAGCAGGCCATGTGCGTCTACGCTGGTAACTTTGCCAAGCGCCTTGACAAGAACGCCTACGTTCTCTGCTCCATCGCTCGCCCGATCGTGGAGACTCGAGCCATGAATATTCTGAAGATGCACGAGATGCCGTTCGGGTTCAATGGTATCGTAGCAATCGCGTGTTATGGTGGTTACAATCAGGAGGACTCTGTCATCATGAACAAGTCGTCTGTGAAGCGCGGGTTCTTCCGGGGCCTGTACTACGGCATGTATAAGGACGAGGAGCACCGCAACGTGACGTCCGGTCGCGAGGAGAAGTTCATGCGCCCCCAGAAGCACAACACCCGCAAGTATAAGAACACATCCTATGCTGCGGTGTCCGATAATGGATTGCCGATCCTGAACTCGGTGATCAACGAGAATGACGTGATCATCGGCAAGGTAGTGAACCTGCGCAATGATGCTGCGGGGTATGCGTTCCGAGATGCGTCCACGACGCATAAGAACTCCGAGCAGTGTCGCATTGACGGTGTGTGGCAGGATAAGAACTCGGACGGATACCCGTTCATCAAGGTGCGCACAGTGTCGGAGCGCATTCCGCAGATTGGCGACAAAGTGTCCTCTCGCCACGGTCAGAAGGGGACGATCGGAATGATGATGGAAGAGGAGGATATGCCCTTCACGGCTTCGGGGCTGCGACCGGACATTATTATGAACCCCCACGCTGTGCCGTCCCGCATGACGATTGCTCAGCTGATGGAGAACATCTTCGGCAAGATTGGTGTGCGCAAGGGAACCCTTGGCGATGGCACGCCGTATTCGCACCTCAAGGTGGAGGACCTGAAGAAGCACATGATTGATATGGGTCTTCATCCCTACGGCAACGAGATCCTGTATAATGGGCAGACGGGTGAGATGATGCAGGCCGAGATCTTTATGGGTCCCACCTTCTATCAGCGCCTGAAGCACATGGTGATTGATAAGAAGCACTGTATGACTGATGACCATGATGTCTTGACAACAGCAGGTTGGAAGCCGATTAATGCAGTAACGCTGGAGGACAGGGTGGCTACGCTTCAGAACGGCCAAGTTGTCTATGAGTATCCTCTCCAGACGTTCGAGTACGACTACGAGGGCGATATGTATGAGGTAGAGGCAGATCAGCTCAGTCTGAAGGTGACTCCAAACCACCAGATGTGGGTTGCCAAGTCGTATACTCGCAGGCAGGAGTGGAGGTACGGATTCCACGAGGCTGCCGACATCATGGGGAAGCATGTCAAGTACCAAAAGGACGGTGACTGGTCAGTTCCCGCCTACCAGATTGTTCTCCCGGGACTGGGTTCAGTTGACATGGATGCGTGGTTGACGTTCTTCGGTATCTGGATCGGAGATGGGTGGTGTACGGATAGTCGCGTAACGATTGCCGCTAATAAGCCTCGTGTGAAGTCCGCTCTGGAGGCGTGTCTACCGCGGCTCAACCTTGCGTATCGCTACTACCCGGACTCGTGCAAGGTGGACATTTCGGACAAGAACCTCCGCGCCTACATGCGCCATCTGAGCGTGGGCGCAACGAATAAGCAGCTGCCCGACTGGGTGTGGGAGCTGAATAAGGAGCAGTCGCTGACACTCATCTCGGGGATGCTTCTCAGCGATGGTCACACCGGTGGTTCTGGATCCCTTCTGTACTCCACATCCTCTACGAAGCTTGCAGATGATATCCAGCGCCTCGCACTTCACGCAGGATGGTCTGCCAACAAGCGTCTCCACACGGCAGCCGGCAGCCCGTACACAATCGGAAATCACTCGGGTGTGACGACGCAGGATTTGTGGCTGCTGGCGTTCATCCGGGCGAAGAACCGGCCTGCGATGAACCATGGGCACCATAAGATGCAGAATGGACAGAGTGAGCATATGGTCCCCTTCAATGGCAAGGTCTACTGTCTAGAAGTTCCTGGACATGTGTTCTATGTTCGTCGCAACGGCAAGCCTGTATGGACTGGAAACTCTCGTGCTCGCGGTCCGATCGTCTCGCTCACCCGTCAGCCTTGCGAGGGACGTAGTCGTGATGGTGGTCTGCGTGTGGGTGAGATGGAGCGCGATTGTATGCTGTCACACGGCATCTCGGTGTTTACCAAGGAGCGTCTGATGGATGTGTCCGACCCGTTCAAGACGGGGTTGTGTAAGTCGTGCGGTACACTCGCAGTGGTGAACCCGGTAGAGGGGATCTACTCCTGTGGTGCGTGTGGAAACAAGACGGACTTTGTGATGAAGACCATCCCGTATGCAATGAAGCTGTGGATGCAGGAGTTGGAGGCCATGCACATCACTCCGAAGCTTATCTTAGAGTAGACCGACGGCGTCTCTGCCGGCGGCGAGACTTGCGCCTACCACCCACCTCATCTTCAGTGACCTTCTTTAGGAGAACGTTGTGCTTCTCGAGAATGGCATTTGTCGTAGCAGTATACGATTCCATAGCAGCGGCAACCTTGTTACAATACTCATCAAAGATCACCTTGTAGGATGTCAGAATAACCTGCGTGTCCGTGATGGGGATCAACTTTATTTTTGCCTGAGCATCAAGTGCGAACTTGTCGAAGCTAGACATCAGAGTTCCCGACACCACTTGTAGCTGGCGCGCATATTTGGACATGTCCATCTTTGCAGCATCCGTCTGCGGTTTGGGCGGACACTGAGTTCGGAACATGCGTGCAAACATTCCAGTACAGTAGAACTTGACAATGAAGACACGAACTGACTCAATGCTTGATGCCTGTAGACTAACGAGTTGACGAATAGATCCCTTCATATTAGAGACAAACTTGCCAAACTCAATATCCAGCTTCTGCTTTGTCGCTGCAGTTGTTCCAATCCCGCTCGTTAAGACGGCCTTTGTCGACTCTTGTGTATTCCGAATCGCAAGCACCTGATTCTCGCCCGCACCGCCGAGAATCTGGTTCATGTTCGTAATCCCTTCAAGTACATTGTTCGTGAGACCCGTTGCGAGTCGGCTACTCAGTTGAACTGTCTTGTTCGCATCCTTCGCAACTGCACCAACAGTGCCCAACGATACAGATGCGACCTCTGCAGTCGTCTTTGCAGCCGCATTGGTGATTTCACCGGCGCTTGTAACCACTGTGGTTGTTGTTTTGAGCCCAACTTTGCTAATATCCTTTGCAGCCGTAAGAGATGCGGTCGCAACTTCACTCGTATTCTTGACCGCAGACGATGCAACTGCACCAGCACCTTCAAGGGCGGCTGTTGCGACGACGCCTCCTTGGTTTACCGCACTTCCAACGAGCCTGACACTCTGATCAATTGCCCGTGTTGACACCTCAAGGGTGCCAGTCGTAGCGTTTCCTATATTATTGACTGCGGTCGTCAAGTTGGACGCCATTAGTATAAAAGGTGGATATTTTAGTCAGCCACTTGGGGGTCTTCAACTACCTCCATATCCGCAAGGTTATCAGACGACGGTGATTTAGGAATGGGAAGTTTCAGAGACATGCGCCACGCACCCCATATCACGCAACCGGCAAAGGCGACTATCGCAATAACAACGCCGCCGGTCACGGGGTCCATTTTTTAAGTGTCTGCGTTCATCCTGAAAGTTTGTCTCTGCCTTAAAACAAAATGCCTGAGACCACTCCCGCTGGAAACTCGTCCGTGCCTGCAATGGGAACCGAGCAGTCTGCCGGTCGTCGTCGCCGTGGCCCGACGGCCAAGGCGCTGAAGCGTGTCCTGAAGTCGCACGGCCTCAAGTCGTCCGGCCGCAAGGCTACGCTCCGTGCCCGTGCCAAGAAGGCGCACCTGCTGAGCAAGGCCTAAAAAGTCTTGGTAGTAGATAATGCCCGATACACGTAGAAAGACACCCGTAACCAAGAATCGCAGGGACGCGGCGAACGTCCACGCAATCGCCGTGCGCGCCACCGAGCACGCTGCTGCACACGGAAGAGAAGTGACTAAACAGGATGTTGTGAAGGCGCATCGCCACGTCATGTCACATATGTACAAGGAGAAGGCGGTACCCGGTGGGTTCCATGAGAGGGGCGGGGATCTTCCGCCTGCGACCGATGAGAACGCCCTGAAGAAGGCAAAGGAGTTACTACAGGTGGTACCGAAAGGTCAAGGTCCGCCAGTTCGTGATGCCTTTGGAAAAGTCAAGAGTCGGCAGGGTGGTCGCACTCGCCGTCGTCGCCGTCGGTCTCACAAGTAACCACTCAACACTCCAACCTCCAGCGCACATGCGTTGGACATTGGTGCGTCATGAACCTCCTAAGGCGCGTCGCCCTAGGGTGTAAATAATTTTTCTTGCATACTATCATACAAACGATATGGGTGGTGGTCTTCTTCAGCTCGTCAGCTATGGTGCGCAGGATATCTACATCTCGGGCTCCCCGCAGATCACGTTCTGGAAGGTGCTCTACAAGCGTCATACCAACTTCGCGATGGAGTCCATCGAGGTGACGTTCAACGGCCAGGCCGACTTCAACAAGCGCGTGACGGCAGTGATCAACCGTAACGCCGACCTGATGTACCGCACGTACCTGCAGGTGGTGCTCCCGGCGGTTGACTTTGCGTCGGCCGCGACGCTGAACCGCTTCCGCTGGCTTAACTACATCGGCCACCGCCTCGTCAAGACGGTTGAGCTCGAGATCGGCGGCCAGCGCATCGACCGCCAGTATGGCGACTGGATGCAGATCTGGACCCAGCTGTCGCAGGATGTGGGCACGGTTGAGGCGCTCAACGACATGATCGGCAACACGCACGACCTCGTGCTGATGAAGGACAAGAAGGGCTACGCGCTGGACGCCTCGTGCGCTGGCTCGGAGCTGACGAACACGTGCGCCCCCCGCGCCGGCACCCCGGCCCGCACGCTCTACATCCCGCTGCAGTTCTGGTTCTGCCGCAACCCGGGCCTGGCGATCCCGCTGATCGCGCTCCAGTACCACGAGGTGCGCATCAACGTAGAGTTCGAGCAGTGGATCAACTGCGTCTACTACGAGATTTCGACGACGGGTGTGGCGCCGACGTCGATCCAGTCGCTGACGGCCGCGTCGCTGTACATCGACTACATCTACCTGGACACGGAGGAGCGTCGCCGGTTCGCCCAGCAGACGCACGAGTACCTGATTGAGCAGCTGCAGTTCACGGGCGCCGAGTCGATCACGTCGTCGTCCAACAAGATCCAGCTGAACTTCAACCACCCGGTGAAGGAGCTCGTGTGGGTCGTCCAGCGTGACTCGTATGTGGACTGCACGCCTAACCAGGTGTTCATCCAGGAGGTCAACGGCATGCAGCCGTTCAACTACACGGACGACTTCAGCACGGAGGGCATCGTGATGGACGTCCTGGGTCGCGGTGGCCTGGGCACTGGCCAGGGTGGTATGGGTGCGACGTCTGGTGCTGGTATCGCCATCGGTGTCCCGACGACGTCCGGCGACGGTCCTTCGGGCCCCTACCTCCCGGGTCTGGGTTTCACGCAGGGCCCGTCGCTGGGTGGTGCGTCGTGGCTCGACACCAACATCGGCACGTCCACTGGCAACGACCAGGCGATCGTGTTCGAGGACACGACGAACTACCTGCTCGCGAAGGTCATCCTCGCTTCGGGTGTGCGCTGCGAGGGCAAGAACCCGGTGGAGGTTGCCAAGCTCCAGCTCAACGGCCAGGACCGCTTCACGGAGCGCGAGGGACGCTACTTCTCCCGCGTGCAGCCGTACCAGCACCACACGCGCACGCCGACGCAGGGCATCAACGTGTACTCGTTTGCCCTGAAGCCGGAGGAGCACCAGCCGTCCGGCACGTGCAACTTCTCGCGCATCGACAAGGCCACGCTCCAGCTGACGGTCAGCGTGAACACGGTGCGCTCGGGACGCACGGCCCAGGTGCGCGTCTACGCCGTCAACTACAACGTGCTCCGCGTGATGAGTGGCATGGGTGGCCTGGCGTACAGCAACTAGAGACCTCCAAGAAATCAACCAAGAAATCCAAAAACAAAATGTAGGTCAAAAATGACCTAGATGTTGTTTGCGTTTATTGACAAATGGGGGACCTAGGATTCATTCTCACCCGACACGTGACATCGGATGATACCAATCGATACTGGAACGAGTGTTGCCGTTGTATTCGGCTATTTTACCCCAGTACCCCAATTGTCATCGTCGATGACGCGAGTGACCCCGCATTTGTTAAGGGCAACCTTCAACCGAATTGTACTGTTGTTGTGTTAGACTATCCTAGACGAGGTGAGTTACTTCCGTATCTGTTTTTAAAGAAGTATCGCTCCTTCAAAAAGGCCGTTATTTTGCATGATTCGGTGTTCATCACTGCACCCATCCCTACGGACAGTGTAACCGATGTGAAGTTTTTATGGCATTTTGGTGCAGAGTGGCATTCTTTAGGCGAGACTGCCAAACTAGCGGCCGCTCTTCCGGAGCACGATCTCATTCGCGATATATATAAGTCTGCTCAATGGGTTGGATGCTTCGGCGTGCAAAGTGTCATTACTCTCGACTTCCTGGATACGCTTCCACTTGAGCTCTTAGTGGATCTGGTTCATGTGCGCGAGGATCGATGTGCACTTGAGAGAGTATTCGCACTCTTATGTCAGATTCGGCTCCCTATGCTTCTTCTCGATCCTTCACTTTTTGGTGATATTGATAGACAGCCTCGGGAATGGGGGTATACATACGAGCAGTACCAACGTCACCCTCCGGGCACGCCGGTGAAAGTGTGGACTGGTCGTTAATATCGCTGGTATTTTACCGCAGGCTTGATAAATAGAAGATGCTTCTTGACGTGTCTCTTGCAGATGGTCTCGACCGGCTAACGATACTCGAGATCAAGCAGGGCAAAATAACGTCTCCTGAAAAACTCGTTGAAATACAAAAAGAGATTGCAGCACTTCATGAGTTTGCCCCATTCAAGGAAGAATATGCCTTCCATTATAGGCTTCTGCTGTACACAAATCTACAAGTATGGGAATCAATGGACAAAGTGAACTCTATTGACATGGACAAACGCAACACGATTGAGTTCGCTGAGCTCGCTGCCAAAGTGTATGATTATAACGACCAGCGGTTTCGTATCAAGCGCCTCCTGAATACGATGTCAAACTCGGCCCTGAAAGAACAGAAGAGCTACGGTTCTAGACATGTGGTTGTGACTGTTCGAGATGTGCATACGTGTATTCCGATTATCAACTACTTGAGTGTTCGGTATGACACTGTGTCATTTATTTCTGACACAATTGAAGATCTAAAAAGGATGTTCACGACTCCGAATTTTGTTTACGAAACGATTGTTTCACAGTATATGGTTGACGCAGATACATTTGTTCTTCCTGATCGTTCTGCATATGAATTTATCCCCATTAACTACCTTGCGAGTGGGCTACTTGGTGATTTTGTTCACCAGCTGTCTGTTGTCAACGAGAAGTATCTTACATCCGGAAGAAAGGGCATTATCTATATGACGGATAGCATTGAACCATTCCGTCGAGGAGTCGTGAATACCCATTCTGACATTTCTCCTTTTCTGAACACACAGAATTACATATACGATGTCAGGATTCATGACGGATCCCCATGCGAAATTAACCTAAGTCAGTGGAGACAAGCGTTTACATTCGCGGAGTCTTGGCATTCTATTTTCAACCGCTACTATCAAGTTATTTGGGCGCGAACTCCTTGGTTTCACACTACAGGAGCTTCTCAGTATTCAGATACGGTCTTTATTGCTACATCGCCGAACCGCTGGTGGAGTCAACCGTTTGATCATCAAAAATTGATATCCAAACTTGGTCCAGATGTCCGGTTTCTGGCACCTGCAAAGTCAAATTATGATGATTTTGTAGAACGTACCGGCATTTCGTTGCCCCTAGTGGTTGTGGATACATTCGCAGAGATGGTCTCTGCGATTCAGGGGTGTAAATTATTTGTCAGTACGCTATCCGCTCCACTCTCTGTTGCTGATGCTCTTCATAAGAGACGTATCGCGCTTCAATTAGAGGACCTTGACGGCGGAATAGCCAGTCGAACAAATGAATCTTTCCTCACTTACAGGTCGAGCCTCGATAATATACAAATATGAAGATCCCACTCATGAAGTCGACGTTCTTAGGTGAGAAGGAGACGAAGGATGCATTGTGTACGTTCATTCAGACGTCTGAGAAACTCAGTATGGGCACTGAAGTCGCCAAGTTTGAGGATCTCTTTTCCGAGTGGCAAGGGCGGACACACACTATCATGGTAAATAGTGGTAGCTCAGCCAACCTTGTTGTCCTTCAGGCACTTTTGAACCTTGGGCGGCTGAAGACGGGTGATCGAATTGGTGTATCTGCAGTTACATGGGCAACAAATGTAATGCCAGTCATTCAGCTTGGATTCATTCCTGTCCTTATTGACGTAGATCCCTCCACGCTTAATGTGTCGTGCTCCGAGGTTATGAAGCACGAGATCAAGTGCCTATTTATTACGCACCTCCTTGGATTCTGCGGTGATATTGGACAGACATCTGCGTATTGCAAGGAGAAGGGTATCATTCTCCTTGAAGACACATGTGAGTCACTCGGAACCTCGCACAATGGGATTCGCCTCGGAAACTTTGGTCTTGCATCTACCTTTTCTACATTTGTAGGACACCACATGTCTACAGTTGAGGGAGGACTTATATCTACCGATGATGCAGACGTAAGTAGGATGGTTCGCATGGTTCGTGCTCATGGATGGGATCGAAATGTGACACCAGAAGAACGCGCTGATCTTCGATCTACGTGGAACATCAGCGAGTTTTATGGACCGTATACGTTCTATGCTCTTGGGTACAACGTTCGCCCAATGGATCTTCAGGGCCTTATTGGTACGATACAGCTGAAGTATATCGACGAATCGAATGAACGTAGACGTGCTTCTTTCCGCATTATTCGGGCATGTGCAACGGATGATGTATATATTCCCGACCAGGATGTACCTGCATTTGCGATCCCGATCGTTTGCTCGAGCCAGGCCGTTCGCGACGCATACGTTCAGCGGTGTCGCTCGCTTGGAATTGAGACCCGTCCAATTGTTGCAGGAAATATGAATCGCCAGCCATTTTTCCAGGCATATTCGAGCTCGTCTGGATTTCCCGTTGCTGACCGGGTTCATGAATGTGGATTCTACATTCCGAACCACCCAGATCTAACGACAGATGAGGTCGCTTATTTGTCTGACATATTCACAACTGTCCACCATTAGACTCAAACTACATCATAAACGAGCGTTTTTCTTGTATATTATGTGAAACCGGTGTAAGCACATTCAATTGGCACAATCCGACTTCACCATCGCATTGACCATATCGGGAAATGTCGTCGTTGGGGTCCATCCAAGGATCGTCCGAGCTTTGGAATTGTTTCCAATCAGGACCTCTACATCTGCTGGCCGATAAAAGGCCGGGTCAACGCGCACAACAACGCGCCCGGTCTGGTCGGTCGCTGTCTCGTTCTCTCCAGAGCCAGTCCACGTCAGCGTGAACCCGGCTACCTGAAATGCCAAATTCACAAACTCTCGAACCGTATGCGTCTCACCCGTTGCCAATACAAAGTCGTCTGGAACGTCCTGCTGAAGCATCAGCCACATTCCATATACGAAATCCCGAGCATGCCCCCAGTCTCGCTTTGCATCCATATTTCCAAGGTGAATGCAAAAAGACGGATCGCGAATAATCCTTGCAATACCCTTCGTAATCTTACGCGTCACGAACTCCTCCCCGCGACGCTCAGACTCATGGTTAAACAAGATTCCATTGCACGCATACATACCATAGCTCTCGCGATAGTTCTTCACAATCCAGAACCCGTACAGCTTTGCCACGCCATACGGACTACGAGGATAGAAAGGCGTCGTTTCCGACTGTGGCATTTCTTGGACCTTGCCAAAGAGTTCAGATGTGGATGCCTGGTAGAACCGCGTCTTGTCAATTAAGTTCTGCTGGCGAATGATCTCTAGAATGCGTAGCGGTCCAATACCGTCTACATTTGCGGTGTACTCAGGCTGAGAAAAGGATGTCCCTACATGGGACTGCGCTGCGAGATTATAGACCTCAATGCGCTCTGCTAAATGGAGTTTCGAGAATATATTTGCAAGGGATGTCGAATCTGTCAAGTCTGCCTGCTCGAGTGTAAGGTTGGGGTTACTTAGCAGGTGGGCGATGCGACTCGTATTTGGAGTGCTCGATCTCCGTGTGATTCCAACAACACGGTAGTCCTTGGAAAGTAGTAGTTCCGCGAGGTAAGACCCATCCTGTCCGGTGACACCGGTAACGACAGCTAACATTCTTTTATTTACATATCTGGTAGCGTGTAATACAAAATGAAGATTGCATTTGTGATCAACAGTATCACGTTTGGAGGTGTTGAAGTTGCGCTCTATGACTATGCAGACTATAATGAGACAATTCTTGGCAACAAGTCTATCGTGATTACTCGTGATTTTAAGCACCAATATGGCCCAATCTATGAAAAGTTCGAAAAGAGGTTCCCGATGTTCTATGTTCAAACTCGACAGGATATTGATCTCATCATCCGCGAGCAGGATGTGAATGTATGTTATTCCCAAAAATCAGGGGAACGAGATATATTTGGAACCGATGCTTGCAAGTGCGTAGTTCACTGTGTGTTTACAACCAAACATCCACACGGTAACGTATATGCGGCGATTCACAACGACCTCAATAGAATTTATGGAACAAATGTTCCCGTTGTTCCGTACATGGTTCGTGTAGATAATCACGATGACTCGTTCCGAGGAGAACTTGGGATACCAGTGGACTCCGTTGTAGTTGGTCGTTACGGTTCCGCCGGGTCGTTTGACCTGCCATTCGTACACGAGGCAGTGATTGACCTTCTTAATCGTAACCCGACTATGTGGTTCGTGTGTATGGCTACCAACCACTTTGCGAGTCACCCCAGACTTGTGTATCTCCCCGTTACAACTGATTTGCATGTAAAGCGGAAAATGATCAATACATGCGACGTTATGCTTCATGCTCGTCATCGCGGAGAGACGTTTGGCCTTGCATGTGGAGAGTTCTCTGTTGCAGGGAAGTCTTTCTTGACATGGGCACACTCGGCTGAGAAGGCACATATTGAGAATGCAAAGGGTGTTTGTTGCCAGTACTCGAATAAGAATGATATTATCCGCATCATTGAATCGGGCGAGTGGCGGATGGATATGACAAAGAGCGGATATCTAGATTACACACCTGATAAGGTAATGGCTATATTTAACAGGGTATTCTTATCGTAAAAGACGTTTGTAGTATTCATGTACATGAGCAACGCTCGGGCCCATGTAGTCGTTGTTAATTATTTCATACTCAAATGAGTCCTTCCAGGAGAAACAGAGTTCGCTCCGTGCGGGAGATCTATCGGCGAGTGTGTGAAGGTTCGTTTCATATTCAATGAAGGGCAGTTTCGGAAATCCAATGAACCTTCCATCCTGAAAATCAAAAATCCAGCGATGATGAATATATCCCCGATAATTACCTTCAAACTTAGCAAGCTCATGGTACTTGCTCGGAACAGCAATATACCCGGCGCTCGCAATCTTAGGGAGCATGTCCATCGTTAGCGTTGGGTTTGCAATGTCTTCCAATGTGTGAGAGCAAATTGCATACGAAAACTTGCCATTCGTTGCAACATAGTCAAGAACCTCCTGCCAGTCATTTTGTTTGTTCAGATTCGCCGAGAACACACGAACCGAAGTTGCTACATCAGGTTTATTGAAGTCCATGATTGCATCCACACAGTCCGTAGACCACCCTCCTACAGACCCTCCTACGTCGATGACCGTAAATGACGGATCGGTTTGTTTGCGAGCTGCGATCATACCTTTAATTGCACGTCTGTGATGTTCGGTGTCACCGACCTTGACTTCGGATATCATTTATACTGTGAATGCTAAAGAGTATAAATGAGTCTATCCGCATCCTATGATCGTCTCAAGCAGGTTGGATTCGATCCACAGACCATTCTTGACATTGGAGCATTTTGTGGCAATTGGACGCGGTTTACACAGAGTGTCTTCCCGCGCGCATCGTACACGATGATTGAAGCGAACAACCACCCTCAACTTGAGTCCGTGGGCGCGACTTTGATTCGTGAAGTTGTAAGCTCGTGCATTGGACCGGTGCAATGGTGGTCAAATGGTGGCACTGGCGATTCAATTCTTCGCGAGCGAACTCGTCATTATGCAACTGTTGTTCCTTCAACACGTATGGCAACTACGCTCGATACTCTGTTCCCAGACAAGACATTTGACTTCATCAAGATAGACTGTCAGGGCACTGAGCTGGATATCTTGAAAGGTGGAAAGGCGCTAGTTGATCGCGCAACCGTCCTCCTCCTTGAGTGCCCGTTTGCAGGACAGTACAATGAAGGATGCCCTTCATTTTGCGAGTACATTCAGTATATGGATTCAAATGGATTCGCTCCATTTGACATATCTGAGATCCACATGATTGGGAACGTGATGGGTCAGATTGACATCCTCTTCGTTCGGAAGGGAGTGTACACAGACCAAATTCAGCGCATTATAAGTACTCATTGACTCTGAATCTAGAGGTACCTGATGGGACAAACATCGGATCTGTCCACTTGTCAAGAATACAGACGGGAAGCGTAGCATAGAGATGGTCCAGTGTACTATGAAGCACGACTGGAGTGGCTCCGCATGCAAGCGCTTCGTAGACTCGGTGCGTATCCAATCCGGTGCCTGTTGGACACAACACGAACTTTGAATGGCACATATCCTCATAGTATTCGGACTGTGTGCGCCCCACTGGATCCTTGCGAACAACCCGGGGATCCCCTTCAAATGCCTTCAGGCACTCGGAACGGGCCACGATGTTTGTCCCTTGCTTAAAGTTGGAGTAGATCTCGATATACCTATCGGCTGATGGGCTGATGTTTGCTACGTACTCCAGTCCACTGTCTGGGAATCCGAGTGGAATTGTCGTTAGCTGTGGGTGCTGGACGGTTGTGTTAATGGCGTAGATGCGAATTGCCCTGGGCAGCGCCCTCGCAAGGCGTGCGCCATCAAACGACTTGTCAGTGTTATGAACAATCAAATTGAAGCGCTTGGTCGTTGGGAGGCGGATATTCAGGAACTGATCGAGGTGATCCCCATTAATGAATACCCAATCGCCAGCTCTGGACCCCCAGTGCATAAATGGTCTGTCTCTATACCTCGGGTCATAGTTCCACGCACATAAATCTGAAAATGACTTTCCTGATATCATTACAATGGTGAATGTCTTTTCTTTTTGTCTTTATGGACCGCCGAACCCCAGGTATTATCCAGTTGCAATGCTTCAGAACATTGACTTAATTGGAATTCACTTTCCTGGGTGGAAGGTCTATATCTATATTGCCCCTGACGTAGATCCCGAGTTCATACGACAGGTTGCAATGTATTCCAATGTAGTTCTGAAGCCCACTGGGAAACTGGGATCGATCAATATGGTGGAGCGGTTCTTTGCGATAGATGAGCCAGATGTGGATATTATGTTCGTTCGGGATGCTGACAGTCGTGTACACTACAAAGACCGGTGGGCCATCAATGACTTTCTTCATAGGCCCGAATTCATCGCACACGCAATTCGAGACCATCCCGAGCATTCTGCTTGTATGATGGGAGGGCTATGGGGATTACGTAAAATAGATAAGATCTCCATTTCTAACCAGTATACACTATATAGCCAGAATCCAATCGATTGTGGATATGGAATTGATCAGAGCTTCTTAAAGACATATGTATATCCTTACGTTCGCGCTCGTCTTTTAGTGCATATTGGAGGAAAAGCCCCGGGCTTCGAGGGCGAGTATATTATACGGTTTCCGTTTCCCCATTCACAATCGTTATTTTGCGGTCGATGTGATGAACTAAGTTTTAGAGATATACCACCACCTACCCCAGATCTATTATCGTTATTAAAGGGTCGACGCTAATATTCTCACGACATATACAAATGCACGTCAAACAGATCGGATCGCGCGCGCAAGTCATGCATGGAACTGCTCACCACACCACTGGCGGGCTCACGAAGGCTGACCTGAAGATGAATAAGTGGGGTCGCATCGTGTCGCGTAAGAAGTCGTCTCGCATGGGCCATGGAAAAACCCGCCGCACTAAGTAATGGGTGGTGGATTATTTGGAACTCCGTTATATCTCAATGAGAAGTGCATCGTGTTTGCGGTATTTATCCTGCTCGTGTACTTCGCCCCGCACGCAAAGGCCTGGCAGCATCAGGTTGTGGCTGGGTTCGTGCTGGCGATGGCTGCGTACGTCTTTATGGCCTGGTACGACTACATCTACGATTGCAATGACAAGCTAGGCCCCACCTTGCTTGGAGCATTCGTCGGGTGGCTCAAACCGTATGGCGGAACTCCCCCCGAGACCAAGCCACTGCCAATCAAGTACAAGAAGATCGTTGGTACGTTTGATTTCGTCATCCTGATCGTCCTGTTGTGCTTACTGGCAATTCCTTATCTCCCTAGGAAGTAATGAGGGATTTCATTGATGTCTTCATCAAGTCCGTGAACTGGAGGATGGGTAACTTTGACATGTTGCCGATCGTGTTTGGCACGGTGATGGCCCTGATGGATATTGTGATGATGGGTGCCCTGAAGATGGTGAGCAATAAAACGCTCTCTTATTCTGTAGGATTCCCCGGAGCAACCCTGCTGTATGCCTTCCAGCCTTATCTCTTCCTGAAGGCGCTCACTCATGCGGATATGACGGTCGTGAACCTGATCTGGAACTTGATGAGCGACATTATCGTGACCCTGAGTGGCGTCTTCATCTTTGGTGAGAGCATCAAGGGCCTCCGCTGGTTGGCTATTGGCATGAGTGTTTTTTCTCTGTGTTTATTAGCATATACGGATGAGTAAGAACGACACACGTCGCAAGGGCTCCTCGGATGCCCGTCGCAAGGGCTCCTCGGATGCCCGTCGCAAGGCCCCCACCGGAACCCTCAAGCAACGGCTCGCGGCTGCGAAAAAGAAGTGCTTTCCTGGCTATGATGTATATGATTACCGGGTGAATCGCAAGGGTGAGTTCTTTAACTGCGCTCCTGCTGGACTGAATCGTGCCAAGGTCCGCAAGACACAACGGAAGAAAACTGCGTAGAAGAACTTAGACACCGAGCCTCAAGCATACATAAATGAGCTCCGACGATCTTGTAGTTGCAAGGACAGCTCAGCCCGGTCCGATTCGCACCCTCGCCGAGGGTCTGAAGTCTATGCTGGTAGAGATGAGCCTTGTCTTCGATAAGGACGGCATCCGAATGATTGCGATGGACAATTCGCGCACCGTGCTTACGCATATGCGGCTGTACGCGAACAAGTTTGAGCAATACGAGTACAATAACAAGGCCCCGAAGCTGAGTGTGGGTTTGAACACGGATCATTTTTACCGTATCGTGAAGACGGTGACGAATGATGACACGATCACCTTTTCGGTCTCCAAGACGGAGTCGAATCACCTGACGATCACGATTGAGAATGGCGACAAGGGTCGTCGTATCAAGTACCGTCTGAACCTGCTGGACTGTGATGAGTCGGATATCACGATGCCAGAGACGGTGTTCACGACGCGCCTGACGATGCCGTCACTGGACTTCCAGAAGATCTGTCGTGATATGACCCTGCTGTCGGCCAAGACGGTGGATATCAAGAATGTCGGCAATACACTGACCTTCTCTTGTAAGGGCCCGTTTGCGTCGCAGACGGTGACGATGGGTGATGCTGCGTCGGAGTTGTCGGTTAGCAAGAATGAGTCGACCGAGATTGTGAGTGGGTCGTTTTCCCTGCCTCACCTGGTGCTCTTTACCAAGTGCTCTAATCTGTCTAACAACCTGGAGGTGCACATGAAGAACGACTGGTTCATCATGATCCGCTATGTTATTGCGAATCTGGGTGACATTAAGCTGTGTCTGATGCCTCTTCCGGCGTCAACTACGTAAAACTACTTCTTATCACAATATAATGCCTAGGACACCAAGAAAGGTTCCCTCCATCCGTCGCAGGACGCCACGGCGTGGAGGTGAACGAGAGCCCGAAGACCTGGCGGGGCTTTTAGAGGCTGCCAAGGAACAGCTGGATGCTGCGACAGACGCGAATCGAGGGCCGAACACTGCAGCGGGGTACGTTGATGATGCGTCTCTTGCAATTGTCAAGGCGAGTTACGAAGCAATCTTCGCTCGCTACCAAGCCGAGCAGGCCAAGCAGCGAAATGCCGCGCGATCTGCAGAGGATACTGCATATGCGCAGGCGGCAGTTGATGCGCACCCCCTTGCGCCTGTGATTATTAATCCAGCGAGTCGGTTCGTCGTTGCGACATACTGGTGGGGTCGTGTTGCCAATAAGAATACTGGGTGGCCTTGCCCGGACATCATTGTCACTCAGATCAAGAATGACTTGGAGCAAGAACTGTATGATACGGACACCGTCTATTCGGAATTTGTCAACACCAAGTGGCAGCCGGCGCTGGATTTAGTGGAAAGTCCCGAAGGAGAATGGCTTAATCCGTCTAGAGAAGTTCTTGACGCTTGGCTCAAGGTAAAGGCTACGCGCACAGCGTATCTCAACAAGTTCTTTGCTAAACCCGCAACCAAGGAGAGGATTGAAAAGGTCCTTATTCCCCAGTACAACGCACGGCCTCCGTCTACAAATCCCGATCCGAGAAAGCAGGGTGATGGAGGACTGAGCAAGCAACCGATCACGATTGATAAGATGATTGCCGGATGGGAGGAGACGTGTCGTGCGATGAATTGCAACTATCTGTCTGTTGAATACCCCGAGTTTGCTGCGCCCAACGTGGGCAAGTATCAGTCGGCTATCAATGCGAAACCAATGTTCATCAAGAAGGCAGTGGAATCGTGTGGTGGACGCGGTGTTCTCTACATCGACGGTGACATGTTCATACGTAGCTACCCCAAGATCTTTGATATGCTGAATGTCGACTTTATGGCACATGGCTGGAACTGCGATCCTCGGTCAAATATTGCGTTTAAGGAATGGCAGTGCTTCGATCCGTATATCTTTGAAACCTCTGGAGGTACCATGTTCTTTGCAGACACACCTGCTGCTCATAAATTGCTAGATACATGGGCAACTGAGAGTCATAAGCCGGAAAACTACGGAAAGGCAGATGACCGCATTCTGTCCATGGTCTTTACGATGCAGAACATCGTGCTTGATACAAACATTATTCAGTTACCGATTGAGTACCTGTGGCTCACGAACAAGTATACCCCGTTCGAATTCGAGGGCGCTGCGGATGTCATTGGGGCGATCATCGAACACCCTGCATGTCTGACGGCAGAAGAGGCGGCGGCTGAACAGGGTGCTGCGAATGACAGATATCCTCCTAAGTATCACGATGAAATCTCCAATCGCCTGAACTGCGACCGACCGGGCGGATATTTCTACGAGTTCATTGCATTTCAGAGTCCGAATGCGGTGGATGCGTTTGGACCGTATTTGGACTGGATGAAGCATGCAACCAACACGCAAACTGGTCGGCCGATGTTCCATGTTATTCCGTTTGATCAAACGTTTGGTCCCTATGAGAAGGTGGCCATCGCGAACTACCAAGCAACTGAGGCGATCGCCGCTGCGAGGAGGTCGACTCCGCTCCCGACGGGAACTGTGACGTTGCCGTACGGTGCCCCGATTCCTGAGATCCTGTATCATCTGAACAATCTTATCAGCGTGAATATCGGCGCATCGCCTGGTGAGCCGTTGCCCGGTATTGAGGTGATTGCTACAAACAGAGGCGGCCGTCTACAGACTAACTACCTTGCAGACCTTAAGATTGATACGCAACAGCCCATGTTCTTCTCGCATAAGAGCCGCACCCTTCGTCTGCTGTTGCGGATGTGCGAGACGCTCGAGGATATCAATAAGCATCTGTATGAGAGCTACACATTCCTTTCCAGAATCCGTTGGTCGTTAATCCAGCAGGGTCCGTCCAGACGCAAGGTTAACCCGTTTGAAATACCTGTTGCGCCGGTCCTTCCTCCGGTCCCTCTAACCCCGAGACAGCTGGAAGTCAAGGAACGCCAAGATCGTGAGGCAGCTCTGGTTGCTGAGGCAGAGAAGAGAAAGAATGTACTTGGCAGTATCCCGAAGAACGTCCATCAGATCTGGATGGGCACTCAGGATCCGCCCCCGTGGCGCATGTATCTGTTCAATCTCAACAAGACAGTGGCTGAGCGCAATGGCTACACCTACAAGCTGTGGACGAACGCCGACAGGACCAGTGAAAACTTCCCGAGCACGATTGCGTACCAGGATTCCGCGATCGCGATAGGACAGCAGACGAGGCAGTCGAGATGGGCACAGGTTGCCGATCTTGCGCGACTGGAGATTGTCTACATGAAGGGCGGTATCTACATTGATTCTCTCTTCGAGACAGGTGACGAGTTCTACCAGGCAATCACATCTCTCTCCGAGAATGACTACAAGTTTGTGGGATGTAACGAGGACCCGTGTCGTCTGGAGTGCAAGGGAGCCAACGACCAGTTGTATCTGACGAATAGCTTCTTTGCGGCAGCACAGTGGTCACCGGTACTTGAACGTCTCCTCGCAGATGAGCGGTTGGGGGCAATTGACATGGACTCTCAGTACGTCAACCGCACTACTGGACCGTACTACCTGCGTACGGGCATCCTGAATGAAGAACAGGATGGCGTATTCTTGCTGGACACTGAAGAGATGTTCCCCTTCAACGTGAACCCTACAGAGTACAGACCTGTGCACCCGAATACTTGCTTGTCATCGGTCGAGGTTGAGAACAGTATCCAAGCAAAGGCCGGTGTATGGCTCAAGAAGGATTGCCTTGCTCCTACTCGCGCTGCGGCGACTGCTGCGGGACAGAAACCCCCGCTCGCAATTTACCACTCTGGACTTGGAGGTACATGGTCCTTCTAAAAGTGGATTAGATGGTACAAAACGGATCTATTCTGTCCGTTGAACTTCAACTCACCATGTTCCGTAAGACATTCACGAATACTCCCCAACGGGAGGTAAGCCGAGAGGTGAAGCTCCAGCGTATCTCGGCAGACATGGGTTTGTCACCTGCAGTCCTAGACACGGATAAGAAGACGTATATCGAGATGGAACACTGCGGGCCGACTCTTGCACAGCGGTTCGGCGACGATCCCGACGACCTTCCACTTGAAGTCCGTCAGGAAGTTCGAGAGATCTTGTGGACACTGTGGCAACACGGTATCCAGTACCAGGATGTCACCCCCCACAATTTCACGTATAAGGACGATCGCGTGTGGATCATCGACTTCGGTCATGCAAACGAAAAGAAGCGATTAAACTGGTACTTGAAGGATATCTTTAATCAGGCATGGCTTAGTCAGTGGAATCCCGACTTCAGATAGATTGTTTGGATAGTACAATGGACGATTGGACACCCCAAGAACGGGCCGAGTGGCAAACACGTTTTTCTGCTGCACCGGTGGGGTCGCAGGAACGAGCCCTGCTGGAAGACATGCAGTGGACCGGACTATATGCTCCCGCGTCGGGATCTACAACGCCCGGTTCGTATGTCGTAGCCCAGGAGCCGCCCTCGCCGACGGCCTCATCTCCTGCGACAGTACCTGCGTTGCCGCCCCTTGCACCCAAGTTCACGAGTTCGACAGACGAGGAGCTCAAGAAGGCCGAGATGGATGCCTTTTGGAACCAGCGCAGGAAGCTGACTGAACAGGAGAAACAGGCGATTGTAGCAAAGGCACCCATCAAGTCCGGTATTGCTACGTTGGGTACCCGCAGGGCAGTCCCTCAATTACAAGGTGGCCGGATGAAGACACTCAAGTCTAAGAAGGGTGGCAAGATTGTGGCCATCTTTTTCAATATCCGTGATCAGGTCAAGCTCTACCACTGGCAAACCAAGTCCTTTGCCGAACACAAGGCCACCGATGATCTGGTTGGAAAGTTGGACGCAAGCATTGACATGTTCGTAGAGACCTATATGGGTCGCTACGGACGTCCGCGCCTCGGTCAGACATACCCCGTGAAGAACTTAACAGTATCTGGAATCCGTGCCTTTATTGCCCGATCCGACGAGTGGCTAACCCACAAGCTCCCCCGAATGGTAAAAAAGACGGATACGGACCTGCTGAATATCCGGGATGAAATTCTTGCTGACTTAAATCAGATCAAGTATCTCTTCACTCTGGCATGAGCACTGAAACTGCAAACTTTATGATTGCAGTGTCTGTGTCTACACTGAATGCCTTCATGATGTACATGATTTACTGGAAATATGTTGAGTGCATGTGCTGATTACTTGGGACGCTCGGAGGACCTCACTTGGGACGTGTATTGTGTGCCTTGTAGACGATGTCGTCGGTTGACTTCATCTTGAGGCTCGGCGTGAACAGCTTCTTGTCCGTGATATTTGTTGTTGTATTCCAGACCTTGATGATATGAAACTGTCCCTTGGGCGAGACAGAGACGCCAACAATCGCTTCCTTGTAATTGGTTAGAAAGCCATTCACAAAGCAGTGAGCCATTGCGTCGATGAACACCTCGCAGGTGTCTTTTGCATCTACCTTCTTTGACCAAGCACCTCCTCGGATGTGCTCAGGTGCCTCCCACAGAGGTCTGTACCCGTCTCGCATGAAGAAGAACATACCCGACTCCCAAGCATCCTTGGAAATGGCATCGATGACTGTCCAGAAATCAGCTGGAGTAGAGAGAGTGGCGATATTGGTGTAGGACGCCTCCGAGTAATTGCTGTCGTTCGGGTCATGGTACCACAGAACCCACGTGTTAGGCATGGGCGTTGAGTCAGACATCTTCACCACTCTCTGTTTGTACTGAAGATTATCAATCCGTTTTATTTACCATACATCTTGCGGACAGGTAGAGTCGTTTGCTTGTAACGGATAGAGTCTACGAACTGAAACTTGGTGTATGCCGGTGCGAACGTGATCATATCTGCTCGGAAGAGCGTGAGAGGCTCATCGTCGGGCACGATGTGTCCGACCGCACGCAACGCATCCTTATATGTTTCGATGTCCTTGAACTTGGACGCACGAACCGTCTTGATTCCTATCGTCATCATGGGTTGATCCACACCAAAGCAATTCCCCATTTGGTAGAAAACGGATACGATTGTCTAAACAGTAGAGAAGGACAGGATGGATATCGCAACTCTCTATTCTCTTCGCACCAGCCCTCGCCCTGCACTTGACGATGCAATCCGCACCATCATTTCCAAGCTCAAAATATCCTTCAAGCCGTCCTTCCGCCGACAGGTTGTGCGCCGAGCACCTGCCGAGGAGGCATCCAATTGGCGCGAGTTGGCGATGCTCGCAGTTCACCGCAAGGTCCGTGAGAAGGACGATGCCGATTACGATGAGGTCAATGCCTTCCTCAACAAGCTGACCAAGCAGACGTACGACAAGATGATGGTGGCCATCATGGAGAAGCTGGATAAGCGCGATTCCATGTTCCGTCTCCGAGTGACCACTCTGCTGTTTGATCGTGGCATTCAGCAGACATTCTATGCCCCACTGATGGCGGATGCGTACAAGGATATTGCATCTGCCTATCCGGATGCCCGTCAGGATCTGATGGTGCAGGTGATGATGTTCGATACGCTCTACGCAGAGACGAATGTCACAATTGTTCCCCATCACACCGACGTTGGATATGCCGAAGCGATTATTGCGTGGACCAAGCAGAAGGAGAAGAAGCGGACCTTTGCAGTCTACGTGGCTGAGCTCTTTGCCCGAGGTTTGCTTCCACAGGAGGTGATGTCGGCCTTCGTCAAGACAATCATGGACGATCTGAAGGAGTGCGTTCGTCACCAAAAGACGCCTGCGGGTGAGGAGCACGTGGATGCGCTGGTTCGGTTCGCCTTTGCGGTGGCTGCGAAGGTGCCGGAAGTGAAGGACCCGGTGCGGGGGATTTTGGCGATCCCGAAGGCCGATGCACCATGCCTGAACATGAAGTCACGGTTCCGGTTGGACGACTCGTTAAAGTTATAGAGAACGCAACCTTGCGTCAAAGAAAATGAGTGCCGTCCCCTCCGCCACCGTTATGGCTGCGGCCGCGAAGATTGCCATTGAGAATGACAAGCCGATCTACCTGGACTACTACAACGACAGCGTGGAGAAGAAGTGCTGCATCGGTGTCCAGGATACCACCAAGTTTTTAGTTAAGTCGGATACGGAGTACACGTCGCCGATTGAGACCATCTCCCGTATCAAGGAGGAGAAGGTGTTTATCGTGGCTACGGAGAACAGTATCTACATCGTCTCTGCGGATATCCCTGTTAAACGGATCGTGGGGTCTAGTGACAAGACAGAGTAAATGGCGTTTCCCCCACCCCACCGTGTGTTATATGAATGCTTGAATGATAGAGAAACCAAAACACTTTGGGATGCTTACAAGGCTAAGTACGCAGACCAGTGTGAATTTGAGGAGGTGGATGCTGCGGTGTCCAACTCCATGGACGATTTTGCGCGGTGGTTTGCTCAGTGGATTGCGTTTGCACCTGCTCGTCGGTCTACACGGGTCCGTGTCTTGCTGGTTTGGCATGCCCACTTTTTAAGTTTGGCGTGTCAGCAGATGCTTCGTCGGTCGTTGGAACAGCGGTCGTTTCGGTGTCGCGTATGGTTTCACATTGAGGAGCCATTGTTGCAACAGGCTATTGTCTCCCGCTGTATCGTGACTACCTTGCCCAGGTACGTTCACCACCCACAGATCAGTGGACACTTGGATTCAGCATTATGGGACGACCCTCGGGCAGTTGAAATGGAATTAGAAGCAAAGAACAAGTAAGAGGCATGCGCGTATACACGGATGGTTCCTGCACAAGCAACGGACGCAAGGGTGCCAAGGCGGGATATGCGGCATGGTTCCCCGATCATCCTGCTTGGTCATCTGCTCACCGTGTCCCCGACGATCAAGATCAGACAAACAATAGGGCTGAGCTGTCTGCGATCAATTTGGCGGTAAAGACTCTGGAAGACAGGGGCGAGATTGATTGCGATCTGGTCATCTACTCCGATTCCGAGTATTCCATTAACTGCCTGACATCGTGGTTGTCTGGATGGATGAACCGGGGATGGAAGACGGCTGCGGGCAAGGACGTTCTTCACCAAGATCTGATCAAGGATACGACTGCTCGGTTGTCCAAGTTCAAGTCGCATCGCTTCGTTCACGTCAAGGCACACACAGGTGGCTTGGATGAGATGTCAAAGAACAATGCAGTGGTAGACAAGATGGCGCAGGATATTGTGAACGGTATAGAGGCCAAACCCGAGGTACCTGTGGTTGTAGATGAGCTGTTCCCCGGTTGCCCCCTTCGCATCATGGGTGGCCCGACACAGCAGAAGGATATTGTTGCGTGGATGCGATCTTCGTTGGACACTCTGGACAAGGACTTAATTGACAAGCACTTGTTCAAGGCATTTGCGGAAATGTGT